TGATCCTGTATAGCCAGTTGGTCCAGTATCTCCTGTTGATCCTGTATAGCCAGTTGGTCCAGTATCTCCTGTTGATCCTGTATAGCCAGTTGGTCCAGTATCTCCTGTTGATCCTGTATAGCCAGTTGGTCCAGTATCTCCAGTATCTCCTGTTGGTCCAGTATCTCCTGTTGATCCTGTATAGCCAGTTGGTCCAGTATCTCCTGTTGATCCTGTATAGCCAGTTGGTCCAGTATCTCCAGTATCTCCTGTTGATCCTGTATAGCCAGTTGGTCCAGTATCTCCTGTATTACCAGTTGGTCCAGTATCTCCTGTATTACCTGTATTACCAGTTGGTCCAGTATCTCCTGTATTACCAGTTGGTCCAGTATCTCCTGTATTACCAGTTGGTCCAGTATCTCCTGTATACCCAGTAGGCCCAATACCACCCGTGCTCCCGGTATACCCAATAGGTCCTATATCTCCTGTATAACCTGTTGAACCCATACTACCGGTATATCCAGTAGGTCCTATATCTCCGGTATAACCTGTTGAACCCATACTACCGGTATATCCAGTAGGTCCTATATCTCCGGTATAACCTGTTGAACCTATACTACCAGTATACCCAGTAGGCCCAATACTACCCATACTACCGGTATATCCAGTAGGTCCTATATCTCCGGTATAACCTGTTGAACCTATACTACCGGTATATCCAGTAGGTCCTATATCTCCGGTATAACCTGTTGAACCTATACTACCAGTATACCCAGTAGGTCCTATATCTCCGGTGGATCCATATCCAGTTGGTCCGGTATAACCGGTATCCCCTGTGTAGCCAGTAGATCCATATCCAGTTGGTCCGGTATAACCTGTATCCCCTGTATACCCCATTGGTCCTGGACATCCTCTATTTTTCGTCTGTTTCTGTCTAGATATATTTACTATCTTTTCGTATTTTTGAAGCACTCTCCTGGGCATCTTAGATGAGCTATCTTCAGACGAATCCTCGGACGAATCCTCAGACGATGGCGACTCACTTGATGAGTCATCGTTGCAGTCATGACATATATTTATTTCCATATATATCTGTTTTTATTCGGCATATATTATTATACGTATATACATTGAATAACAGTAACAAAATGATAGTATTCAACCAGAAGAATCATAAATATGTATATAAGCCTATTAAGCCTGTATTCTTGATGAAACAGGATAATCCAACAGGTGCTCATATAATACAGAATGGTATCTTTGAGGCGGATATCATAGAATGGTGTAAGAAGTTCTGTAGTAAAGATAAAGTATTTGTTGATATAGGTGCACATATGGGAACATATACAATGAATCTTGCTCCGTTGTCGAAACATGTATTCTGCTTTGAGGCACAGAAGATGACATATTATCAGTTATGTGGTGGTATAGCGCTCAATGAACTAACTAATGTAACTGCACATAATTATGCACTTGGGGACCAACGAGATACTGTAGAGCTGCGTGTAGTTAGCCCCGATGGCGGTGGTTCTTCTGTGATAGATAATATTCCTCCTACAGAGAACTCTAAAGTGTTGCAGAAAGAGACAGTATTGATGAGACCATTAGATACTTTCGATATAGTAGATGTAGGCTTCATGAAGATAGATGTAGAGGGATGCGAACTAAAAGTTCTCAAAGGTGCTACTGGAACATTAAGACATAGTGGGTTCCCACCATTCATATTTGAGGCTTGGCCGGATTCGTGGTTCGATGAACAACGAAAAGCCCTATTCGATTATGTATATGAGATTGGATATAAGATCATGAATGTGCCTAATAGCAGCAATATGTTCCTCGCTTATCGTGATGATTAGTATATATTGCATATGGTTCAATACCTATCATTTAGATAGGTATCTCGACGGTTACAAAATCATAACCGCTTCACGGATAAGTGGCGCTACCAGTAATTTACAAGCGGGCACCGAGGGAGAAGTTGCCAGCCATCGCCATAGCCAACAGCACGAGGATGATGAACAGGACCACAGCGGCGATGATCACATTGGTCTGGCTGGTAGCCGCGAGCCAGTTCCAGCTCAGCATCACGACAGCCACAACAAAGATGACGAAGAGGACGAAGACCACGAGGGCCAGGAGAGCTCCACCAAGAGAGGAATGCATTATCTCAGCTAGTTTATTTTACATAGCCGAAAATAAAAAATCTCAACGTTTTTTCGTTCATCTTTTCGTTGTATCAGACACGATGATCATAAGGATGCATAAATAATTTTTGATGGCTGACCATGGTCGCGATATATAAATATGCGACACTCCATGATTTAAAATTATCACTATACTAACTGAAATCTAAAAGATTATTACCAAAAACAAAACCAGATATGGATTATAAATTCAGATACACCAAGGATGGTAGAAAGACATACTATTATAACGGGCAAAGAGTAAATAAAGGTGGGATTCCGCCGGAGATTATCGATAATATCAAAGAGGACTCTATTGATAGGATACTAGACGAGAAGTATAAAAAGAAACTATCCGATCTAATGGAGCGCAGAAATGCCCTTAGGAATGAACTACTTGATCTGGAGACTAGAATTGCTGGACTTGGTATGGAAAAAGAAAGAGAGCGTGTCGATGCGTATAAGAAGAGAAATGAAGGTGCGGCTAAGGCAGCTAGTAAACCAAAGCCCGAAAGAAAACCCGAGAGGAAACCAGACGATAGGTCAAATACAGAAAAGGGAGATGAGTGGTGGAGTAAGTTTAAGAATGATTTCTATAAGAATACTAGTAAACCTCAAAATGCTACACCGCCACCAACTCCTCCGGTTACAGAGAAGCAAAAGGCATGTAGCTTTCTCGCTTCGCATGGTATACATAATAAAAAAGATTGGAAGAAATGGATGGTATTGAATCATCCTGATAAGCTAGACCAATCGGATCCAGATAGAGCATTTAAGGATAAACTGGCTGCCCTCATAAATGATGCAGTTAGGACTATGCAATGGTAAATTGATGAGGAAATCATTAATATTATAGAAAAATGACATATAGAGGAGAATATTACGAGGCTATCAGGGAGGCTAGTAATATCTTTAGGACACATGGTGCATCTACACAGATACAATTAAAGTATGGGGATGATAAATGGGATACTATCTTTAGAACTATACACCCATCATATGTTACAGAAGAAGAGAATATGATACTAGAATACTGTGATGATAACTCGGATCACGTAGTGGAGTATCTATCATTCTTTCTACTCAGACTACATAGGAACTATTTCTCATGCTATGAAGAGTATAAAGCCCGGAGATCTACTGAAAAGGAAGGTCCAATTGAAACAGAGGTATCCTTTATAACCAATAATGGAAAATGGGCATCATCAACAGGGAGTCATGTCATCGGATCAATATATAGTATACCCTATACATATCAGCTTAGAATTACAAAATAGGCTATTCATTTTTATATCTACCTATAAAAATGGAAAAAGAACTCATTAGGTCAACGGTTAAGCAGTATAGGAAGCTTAATGTATATACCGTATACAGGAGACTATGTGATCTGCGACACAGCAATTTACAACCGACCAAGATGTTTGGTCTTACAGTAGTGCCTGTATTCGATGAAGAACCCCTTAAACTAAAAGAATATATTCGGGAGACAGGAATACAAAAATACAACAGTCCAGTCATGCAGATGGGTATGTTAACATATATACTATGTGAAGGTCTAGAATATAATCTTGGCCATGCCCTAAAGATCGTTAATATGCCCTTCTTGAGCAAGAAGGAGTCTGGCTACTTCTCTGGAACACCTGATATAAACTATCATCATGGACATTCATGTTATAAATGTATATTCTTTGATGATGGTAAATGCTCTCTCGTTAAAGGTAAGCTAAAGAAGGTAGATAGCTGTAATGTATGGTCAAGAGACGGAATACTTGATCTACGATTCATTGAGGGTAGCAAAATCGATCTATCAAAAGAGAGGCTTACACCTGAAGATGCCGGCTACATCGAAGATGAGATTGATAATATAGATGATATTGAGGATCAGATAGTAGCATGTAAATCATGTATATGGTTTGGAGGTAAGGGATGCTATCCGGTGAAGAAGGAAATAAAATGGTATGGATGTTGTAACGTATTCAACATCGAAGGTGAGAAGGATAAGAATAAAAAGTATGATTACTTATCTGGAGCGGACATCACACTAAGACTTGGAGATAAAGTATTATCGTCTGATGATCCGTCAAATGTTGTCGTATCCCCAGTCTAATACATATGCAGTTATTGCATATGTATATATTAAAATCCTACCCGTTGGCCTACAGAAGCCTCTATGCCGTATCTTCTAACATCCCCTATAAATACCTTATCGGGAAAGGATCCATCAATAAATATAGGATCAGTAACTGGTATCTCTACTAGAAGCATGACTAGCTCACCGCTAGATAGTGAGATCATATTAGTATATACAACATTTGCGCCATTATTTATCTCACCCCTATGTAGATACTTGTTTTCTGAGTCTTTTGAATTAATGCAGGCATCTATTATTTCATCCTTCTTCTCCCGAGTTAGTTCAGGAGGTGCAGGTGTCTCAAATTTGTTACCCATATGTTTTGTCATACCGTCTATAAATATTATATCAATTTATAGAAATACATCATGTTTATAAGGAACGGAGAATATCTGTCAACCTTCTAACTGATTCAAGGCGTCGAGGCTCCATGAACTCCTTTATATCAGGATCATCGTCATATGAATAGAATGTTCCTGCTAGTAACGCTTTGAAAGTAAGATTCTTTTCTAGTATTCCCCTATTTTCTTCCTCCCAAGTAGCTGGATTCTTCCCACCGTATAGATATATCAAGATGATAGGTTTATGTTTATACATAGTATATATCTCTTGGGTGTCTTCTGTGAATCTATTCATAAACATAAGGATAACGATATCGTAACCAAACATGATCTGTGTATTATCTATAAATGTGTATCCAGCCGTCTCCTTCATACAGTTAACTAATGATGTTTTATCCGAACCTGGAGTTCCGGCAACAAGTATCTTCTTATCTCCGTTATTTACCGTGTTACCCATTTTTAGATACGGTCCATATTTATATATGATATATACTATCTTTATTTTCTAGATGGAGATCACGGCCTATAATATCTATTGTCTTCCGCATATATTCTGAATCTGCATACCAGTCATCTGTATAGTTATCCGGAGAGCAGTATCTGATCTTTAGTTTATTGCCCTTTACCTTAACAAATATCTTGTAGCCCTTTGGTATATCACAGAAATCCTCAAGTAGTTCACCATCTACAATATCTTCTCTGTATAGGAAATCTGTCTTAATCACTCTATTGCATACAAGATATCTAGGTATCCAATGGAATGTATCCATTTTATATATTCATCAATACATATATAGGTATATATGTATTAAATTACAATAAATAGTTAGTATTTTTGAATTCTACATGGATATCAACATCTGTCAGTTTGAGTGTCTTTTGCTTGCAATCAGGCTTCTCTTGCCAATCAGTAGATACATCATCTGGATAACAGTATCTAATGTGCATATTGTCACCTTCTATATTTATGAATACGTAACAACCTTGCGGTATACCACAAAACTCTGTTAATAAATGTCCGTCTATCATATCGTCCTCGTATTCTTCATCACACTTGACTATACCGCTATAATCAAGGTATTTAGTAATCCAGTGATACGCGGTGTCCATTTGTTTTTCATAGGTCTATTTATATGATCAGTTTACAAAATGATTAGATAACAGAATCGTTAATATGAAAAAATGACGGCTACCAAAGAGTATACGGTTCATATCATTGTTATGGGGAATACTAGACAGAAGAACACTATAAAATTGCAACTTCAATCTGATGAACGTGGTAGAGTGAAGGATGCCGAGGAGCAAATAGTAAATATTCTCATCCCTAAAAAGTATCACAATAGACCGGGAAGCTCCTCATCTGAATATGACATCTCTACGCACTACGATGATGGCACTATAAGTGTATATCTTAACATACCTGAAGGGATCTATGATGATATAATCAAGGGTAGGAGAACTATTGACAATCTTACCTAAACTGAAGATAAATTTATATACTGTGTATATAAATGGCTAAACACAAAATCAATACTGTGTCCGAGAAGCTCACGATGCTAAGGGGATATCTGGAGAAACTAGAGAGGTGTGATAGCGATATTCTTGATTCTATACCTCTCAAGTTTATTAATGGGCGATTCCTCTATATAAGAACTATTATATATCGTATAAGAGAAATATTAGAGAGTAATCTTAAACCCAGTAACTATCCAAAGACCATAATTGTATCCAATATGAAACTAGATCCCATCTACGTAATGATGGATTTTGATCTCCAGCTAGATTTTTATATCAAACAGATCGAATACTATCTAGAGGCATATGCAAATATTAAACTATGTAGCGGAGCAGACGTATAAATATATACATATCCATAAAGGTATGTATATCAAACATATCGATTTTGTTCCCCGTGCTAAAACAAAATACATCCTCCTAGTGTATATATCACTTTGTATCAGTCTTGTGATGCTTATTGTAGTATGTAACAAACCTCTCAATTGCTGGATCCATAGCATGTGATTCAATTATTGTATTATAGTTCATTCCTGATTTAAACCAATCAGGCCATGGACCAACCTCTAGTAGCCGACATGTAATCCATTCTGTAACATTTGGATCGCATCCCGGTTCCATAAGCTTCACCCTGAGTGCTCTCGCAAACGCCGTCTTATCTGTCAGGTCAAGCTTATTTACATAGTCAGCACAGAACCCCTGTATAAATACGGTGTCCATTTTAGATATTTTATATAGATATCGGTATCACTTTATACATATCACGAGAGATATGTATATCGCTTAGGAGAACCGCCCATTGTAGTTATCAATAAAATTATTCACTGCATCATCCATTGTCCCGCTATCTAACATCTCTTGATAATCTACATAGGGTCTAAACCATGTAGGCCATGGGCCGAGTTCAAGTAACCTCTTTGCAATCCATTCCTTTATATTTGGATCTTTTTCGCGATCCTCTAGCTTCCTCTGTATCTCTTTCATGAAGGCAGACATTGTGGTAATGTCGAGCTCATTAAGATACCTTTTGCAGTAGAAGACGCTATATGCGATATTCATTTATTTTCTCCCTGTGGTAGTATCTATATCATTTTTATAGAGATCCCATTGGGATTACTTAGTAGTGTCAATGATGCCATTATTGATCATTATGTTCTTTATCGTCTGGAAGTGTGGCTTCTTACTCTTTCGTATTTTAATGTTCTTAGATGCTAAATATCTACATATCTCTGATACTGTCATTTTTGGATCTTCCTGCTTCAGGGTTCGTATTAGCTCGATAACCTGCTGTTCATATGAGTCTTCTACCATCTCCTTATTCTCTATTTTCCATCCAAATGGAGGTTTAGTTCTAAGCTCATTATTTCTAGACATTGATTGCATTACTGAGGACGTCCTCTCTGATATAAGATTTCTTTCCATCTCAGCGAATCCGGACACCATTTGCAGTAGCATCTTACCAGTTGGGGTGCTATCATCTACATTCATATCCATGAGAATAAGAGTAACATTCTTAGCTTTCAAACTCTCGTGTATTTCATGAAATTGTGAGGCATTTCTGGCTAAACGAGTAAGGGAAACAGCAATCAAAATATCAAATGGCTGTATCTCTTCCAGCATTCTGCAAAAGGCTGGCCTATTTTTATACTCTTTAGCACTTAGACCTTCATCTGTATATATCCCTGCTAACTTATAGTTATTTGTCTTGCAATACTCCCTGATTCGCCTTTCTTGTATATCTAAACTCCAAGCCTCTACTTGCATCGTCGTGGAAACACGGCAATATCCTCTTGCAATTTTCTCATTGCTCACATTAAACAATGATCTCAAGATGTCATCCTTTGATCTTTTCTCCGCAAAATTAGAGGCAAGAGCACCAGCCAATTTTTCAGCCTTACTATTTTCACTTTTCTTAAGATCCATAATCGGGGGTGTTTTCACAAAAGGTGTATACTTTTTAGAATTGTGAAAATATATATGCAAAAAGTCTGTATAGTTTTGTTAGCTAAATGACAACAAAAATATAAAGAAATGAATAAAAATGTCAAACTTTCCTGAGACCGGTATCACCTATGAACAGTTAGCAGATAATCTGAAACCGATACTTGATGTTCATTTACGTCTAGCTGGAGGAATAGAGATGTGGTGCAATATAAGAAGTTTTCTTATAGACCAGATGCATCAGAAAAAATCCTCCCTTATACGTAAGAGATATAAAATAACAGATCCCATAACTAACCTCTACTACTCCAAGTATCTATTTGAGGGAAAACGGAAAATCAGCTCATTAGATATTTTCCCATGCTCCTACAAGTCAGTCCTAGAGGATGTCATAGCAGCACAAATGCCATGGGAATTTAGAGTAACATCAATTTATTACAATCATATGAATAAGCCGGATAGATTCAGATATTCAGATTTTGATGAGAGTGAGTGGAGTTTATCAATTGGTGATACTATGAGTCCCAATGATATAGAGGTAATGCAGAGGTATAAGACGGGACTCGTTCAATTTTTAGATCTATGTCTAAATGTTGTTCTGCAATCCCCTAGGAGTAAATCAGATCACGGTAGGTTAAAAAGATATAGGGACAAAATAAATAACTTAATACATTATACATAATCGAGGAATACCATATCTATATGATATAGTATGTCGATGTTATCTACTATTACGGGGATGATTATTCGAAAATCTATAGATTGATTCTAATGTTATACCTTTCAAAATCATAACTATTGAAGAATTCTGACATTTTCGGTATGGGAGGACCATGGAGTCTAAGACAGTCCGATTGTCCTCGAAATGGAATTTCATATAGATAATTCCAAACAAAATATTCGCAATTGCGACTAACCTCATCATATCCGAAAGGCTTGATTTTATACTGTGTCATCGTATGTTTTAATTTTCGTATCGCCCTCTGGAGATCGCCTCTCTCAGGTTTTATAAGAACGATCTCTGTATTGTCCTTGCTTAGGGATTCTAATATAAATTCAATAGCTTCTGTCTCGTTGGGATATCCATCAATTGTTAGATCATAAATATTACCATTATAGATAAATGATGCATGTTTCACTAACTTCTTGTCGATTGATTGAATATATAGAATATATCCATCGCGATTTGATATTAGCTTCTTAATGTTATTTAACTCTATATCCGTAGGATCCTTGAGATTGGTATATTTGTCTAGCCAGTGGGCATTGCAGTATATATTGAACATTTTTGATATCAATGATCCCATGTCAAGGTTTTGTTTCAAGTTTTATCCTAAAAAAGTCTTCCATTTAAGTATTATTGATAAGTTAATACGATCAGAAATTATGGCTAAAATTTGTGACAAACAATGTAAACTGAATTAATAATGCAAAATAATATCATTAAAGTATATAATCATAATGAGTAACACTGGTTACGGGATAATCGAGATAGAATCATATCAAACATCTAGATCTGATTATGGTGTGTTTACCACTAAGGAGCTTAATATGCAGGGGGCAAAGAGTGTAGTTATAGATGATTTGACGCTAACTAGTTCAAATATAAATGGTATTGATACTATATACGTAACGATAGAAATAGTCGATAGTGATGGATTTATGCTAAGTTCATATGCCACGAATAACTTAATACAACAGTATCATTGCAAGCTCGAAAAAGAACCTGATTCTCCATACAGGTTGAGATTTGCTAATAGAGAATTACTATTACAAAGACCAATTGGAACAACAGCTAATAAGATTAGATTTACATTCTTCCGAGATATCTATAGCAAGATAAAATTCTTATGGCATGCAACATTAAGATTTAATTACTAGATAGTCCGATTGGATACATGTATCAATATATGTATCCCTTATTCCAGACGATATGCCGATGAATTAATATTTTATCATCCTATATCAAGTAAACTATCTATAATATCTCAATTAAATTGATATGCAATATCTAACCAGGAAAATATAAATGGAGATGCAGAAGGCTAAGATCAATATAATAAAATTACCGACTAATGACCTCAGTATAATCAAATGTCCATCTGGATTCCATATGAGCAAAAAGCAGGAATCTTATTATAATAAACTTAAAACTTTCATCGAGGATAGAGGATATAAACTACTATCAGATTTTTATATAGACGTGGATACGATACTGACATATCGCTGTAATAATGAAAATCACCATCCATGGAATGCTGCACCACATTCTATAAAGAGAAGAAAGAGTGGTTTATCGTGTCCATGCTGCACAAATAGATGTGATATATGCTCCGGTGATAAATTTTATGCTGCAATGAGGGAGAGGAACATAATAGTTAAAGGACAATATATAAATAAAAAATGTAAAATTACTCTAAACTGCGGAAAAGAGGGTCACCATGACTGGAATGCCATTGTGTATAATGTGCTAAATGGATCGGGATGTTTATGCTGTGCAAATAAATGTTCAGAGTGTTCAGAAGATAAGTTCATAAAGATAGTCAGAGAAAATGGATGGATGTTACTCTCTAAATATATAGATAACAATACAAAGGTGATACTAAAATGTAAGAATCCGCATCACCATGAATGGGAATCTACACCACATAGTATTAAGGGAAGTGAAACTTATTGTCACTGCTGTTCTGGACACTGCAATATATGTCCATATGAAAAATTTATAGGCATTGTAAATGAGAAAGGAGGCATTCTTAAGGGTAAATATATAGATGTGATGACACCTGTAACATTAAATTGTGGTTTACCCGATCATCATGATTGGCCTGCAAAACCCGTAACAGTAAATTATGGGGCATGGTGCCATTGCTGTGCAAATAGGTGTGATAAGTGTCCATATGAAAAATTTATGCGTATTATTACAGAGAAGAAAGGCATCATGAAAAGTGAATATGTAAATGTATCAATACCGGTAACACTGAATTGTGGTTTGCCTGGACATCACGATTGGACGACAATGCCTAGCACAATAAACACTGGTAAATGGTGTAGCTGCTGTTCGAGACAATGTGTCAAATGCTCCGAATCATTATTTATAGATATAATTAAAGAGAAAGGAGGAATAGTTAAGGGGAGCTATCAGGGCACGCACATACGAGTAGAAGTAGAGTGTGATAAAGGACATATCTTTAAAGCATCACCAAATAAGACCAAATTTAGAGGAGATTGGTGTCCTCATTGTTCATTTACGAGAGGATATTCAATATCTCAAATTAACTGGCTAGAATCAATAGAGAGAAAATCTGCCACTAAAATAAGAAAAGCAACCGATCCGGAGGGTGAATTCTATATAGATACAGTAGGTAAGGTAGATGGATATCATATAGAAACGAATACAGTATACGAGTATCACGGATGCTACTGGCATGGATGTAATAAATGCTTTTCTGAGGATGGAGTTAATAAGACTGTTGATAAGCCATTTGGATTACTCAGGGAAAAGACTCTCGAACGGGATAAAAGAATACTCGAATTAGGTTATAATTTGGTTGTTAAATGGGAGTGTGATGATATTGAAGATTAAAAAATACATATTCGTGAATATGTATTTTTACTTAGAGCGTATACTATCGACAAATCTCCTGATAACTTCTCTGTTCTCCTTACCGGTAAGTGTTTTTAGCTGTAGATGTGGTTTAGGTCGTTCACCATTATCAAAGTAAATAGTATCACATCGGAAGTCAATCTGTGAACTATTTTCTATACCATACCTTAGAACACACATCCTTATCATGGTCTCGTCGCTAAAGACTGTATGCTGTATCTTATACCAAACTTCATGATATGTTAGCTCATCCATGGCTACAATTATCATATGATTATATGAACCTATGAATTTATAGTTGATATTATCATCTGCTTCCCTGTCGTTATCTGCATCATAATCTCTTCCTCTAAACAACACGGTGAATACATTATTATATATCCTGGAAGTATATTTATCTCCTTTCATGTTCGATCCGATAGCATATAGCATATATTTTATCGAGATATGTGGTTGATTTGGGTCATTCCTACATATCTTATAGTAGATATGACTTATCTCTGAATCAAACAGACCCTTAATATTAGTGATATTTGATAATATATCTCTAATCTGTTTACCGCAGATCTCTACTACTTCTGTATTCTTAGTAGCGTCAAATTTGACCTTCGGAGGAAATATCTGTTGCCATCCATCTGGATATGATTTTAACGCTGTTATCTTCCATTCCTTATTATTAGATATAACAGAGAGTCCGCAGCTACTATATGAGTATGCCAAGTATAATGCTGCTATCTTAGCAGATTTCCTTATATCAATCTCATTTGGATCAATATTTGGGGATGCATATGAACCTTTTGATGGTTTATCTGAGCATGTATCCATATAGACTAGTAGTTCTTTTATTATCTCTATAGGATCTAGTATTAGCCATTCACTTTTTCTATCATCTTGATTATCAATACGATATTCTAGGAACATCTTCTTGAGGTGATCCTCAATAGATGTGCATTTATCTGTCTTCAGGAACAAGATGATAAATGCCTCCGGTAGATATGTCTTTATCCTCCTAATCAGCTTCTTCTGAGAGCCTGTATGAACACCTATTTTATATTTGTTATTGACCTGATGATCAGGAGTGGTATAGATATAGAAGTATTTAGGTTCCGTCGCTTCCATTTATCCCGTATATATATTATTATGATATCAATTTATGTAGTCCGCTGTCTTTTATCTCTAGAGAGGCATGACGTGATATATTCGAGAAATTTCTGTTTAAGTTCTATTTTATCGATGCTGGACATAATAGTAGATACAAATTCTCTGATGTCCTCCATAGGATCCATACGCATAGATGGACAATAATTCCCTATATAGAGATCAAGGTGTTCTTTATCAAGATATGAGAAGCAATTAGTCCATGCATCTACATATGAATAATTGCTTACTATGGATATGGCCTCTTTCCAAAAACCCTCATCCGACATATCAGGAGCGCGAAATAATGGTATAGTTCCATGGGGATATGTTACAAATTTGGCAGCTATATCCTTGGATGAAAGTATATTAGCAATGAGATTAAGCTCGTATAACTCTATGGAGAATACTGAATCAGATACTATTTTACGTTTGATATATCCTACAATAAACTCGATAACATGATAATCAGCCTGTTTATATAGATTAATCAGATCACAGTCCATTAAACTTTCTAGTAAGGCACGACCTTCATTTACTAACCTGTCGGATTTTCTGTATAATAGTTTTAGCATTCCAGTGACATTATCATTTTGAGATGTATACCTCATTATATTATTTATGCCATCACGAATGACAATATTAGCTTCATGCTTCTCGACAATAGATCGTAGATCGCGATTGGCAATTAGATTCATGTATACTATAGCATCCTTCTTGGACAAAAAGTCAAATTTTAGCTCTGGATTACCCTGAGACTCTATCATTCCCGATCTTACCATTCTATCAAAGTAATCAATTCCATAAAATATAGAATATGAAGTATATAGAACACTTCCATCCTTACATAATACTTTTGTATTAAGTTGATACAGCTTGGCTATATTGATATCATCAGTAGCTGTTAACCGTGACATTTTATCCTATATTATATACACTTCTTCAGTCATTTTGCAGATCAGATAGTATATAGGGAGCTTTTATGTCTTTTATCATCTGGTGAACCATATGTGATATACATATCCATAGATATGTATTACATTTACCAGCATCGAGGCTTATACGTATATGAGCTTTCATCAGACTCTATAATAATGATAAGGTTCTCATTGGGCCATAGACATCTGGATTCCTTTACAGTTACCTCTTTGTTAGGTATGATCAGGTCCTTACAGAAGTAGAAATCGCCCTTCATCCTGTATATACCTTCCGGTGACTTCTTTAGGAACCTCCGCAACGCGTCACAGGTGTTCTTATTTCTGGTCTCTTCTGCGTTCATTTTTTCTTCATCATATCATAATATATAGTTCATTTTCTAAACCGATGACTGTTTATATATACAGTAGTGATGAAAATGATATCTCTGGTAGAAATTAATTGTCGACTATTTAAGGTGCTGCCATCAATTGAGTTTATACCTAATGAATTTGATCTAATATAGTTTAAAAAGTCAACACTATGGAGTAGACAATTTATAATGCCTGATAAAGGCATAATACTTGAGTTTCATTGTTCTAACCCCGTGAAGGTAACTATTGGTTCTGATAATGAAATCGTTACTATGATGCCAAATATATTCCGTGTTACTGATAAACGGATAATCAATGATATAATCTTTCTGGGTGTCACCTCTGACAAAATTGTATACTCAGCAATTACATTAGATTCACTGAAAATAATGGATATCTCTATGATACAGCTAAAATAGTTAGGCTAATAATATTGATATATAAATCATCAATACTACATGATAAATGATCGAAGTGACATCAAATAATTACTCAATCCAGATAAAAATATTTATTACTCATGTAATAAATGGGAATTGGACCTTCGTATAATCCAGTATGTGTATATTGCAAGAGGATTGATATCCATACAGATCATAAAGTTACATATGTGGCCAGATTAAAGGGTTTCCTACCCACTATTGCCGCGTGGCAAACGCTAATATCAGGCGATATTGTTGTCTATTGGGCATGTAATGGCTGTTACAATGATATACCCGATGATTGTAAATCGGTATTTATTCATGATGATAATTACATAGTAGTAGGATTTACATAATATACATCTACCCTCAAGGAAACACATAATAAACTGACCACATAAATACACAGTTTTATATATCAAATGGATACAGCTAATATCGTTTGCGGGGACTCTAAGATACTTACGGTGCCACTGTTCGCTATACCGAAGAACAATATACTCTATGGAAAGATTACTGATACCAACGGCTTTGACAACAACCTAGATTCCGAAGGCAGGCCGAGATTTACGGAGACATGTGAAGACCTTGCAGCGATGTTCGATTATCTTATGACTGGCAACTTCGAGGACAGCATTAGCCCCGGACGAGTCCTAGAGCTTCTAGATTATTATGGATTCGACTATCATATTAGAGCAGCTTATCCGGAGGACTATCTGAGAATCAAGATGAGAGACGACTGGTTCAGATCTAACTTCTATCGTGAGGGTTTCGAATTCCTTCAGCGTGATCAGGAGTGTGACCTCATTGAAGTGACCGAAGAGATATTCAATAGTTGGACCTTAGCTCGAAATATAAGATACTCATATTGTAACTCAGTATCTATATCTGTTCAACGTGAGAATAAACGCTATGATAAGAAGGTCTTTCTGGAGAGGTTCTCCACTACAAAGCAGAATACGGAAGGGAGATACCCTATTGGAGTAGAATATGAATTGGCTTTTCCAGTAGATAGGGATGAGTTTACTTATGTTATTGCTAATGGACTATCCGAAGCACGGATATTTTATGATGAGATGTGCAGGAATGCAGTGCTACAAAGGATCAAGATGGAAATGGAACTAGAAGAGCGCAATAAACTATTCGGTAGTAGTGTTCTTCCAGAGAGCCACTGGAGGAAGGGTAAGTCAATAGGTAAACATATGATGCTTCCAAATATCAGCTTTACACGAGACTTTTCACGTGTAACTGAAAAGCTATCCCAATTCTTTCGGCACTTTGGATTAAAGGACTGTGCAGTAATTGCTGGTGGCGCTGTGTGTAGATCGCTGATCGGTTCTCAGATACCCGACTTTGATATATTCTTCTACGGTATTACACCTGCACAGGCCACTGAAAAGGTGGCAGAATTCATTCGCGCATGTTCTAGTGATAGTTCTGTCGACGTCATTAGGTCAGCTAATAGCATAACTGTTAAGAACTTAGCCCATAGTGTAAAGTATCAGATAATATTACGCATCTACAAGACAAAAGCGGAAATCTTGAAAGGATTTGACCTTCAAGCATCTCAGGTATTGTATGACGGCGAAAAAATACTTATGACTCCTGCCTGTAGATATGCATTCGATCATATGCTTAACATTATAGATTTTGAGAGGATGTCTCCCAGCTATGAGTTTCGTTTATGGAAATACCAATCTATAGGTTTTGCTGTATATATTCCAGATTTCGACTCCTCTAAGGTTAATTATGATCGTATCAACGAGCTATCCCGCTATGGAGACCACGCGGAAAGTTACTCGGCACATAACGGAGATGTAAAGAAAAAATATAAGTATTCACCCCATAAGCTACGTGGCTTAGATATACTACTTTATGGTCAACGATACTCCCTATCTACGCGTAGTGACTATGAGGCAGTGAAGAGTAATAGCCGTCGCAAAGACAGGGATATGGTTGAGGGTTTTCTCATCACAAAGTCAAAATCCAAAGTAATCACTATGTATTCTGGCTGCTTTGGACATATCGGTAGCACGTTGCACATTTTTGGTAGCTATTCAGGGGACTACTCTGAGAAGATAATGGCTACTATCATGGAAACACCAAAGGAATGGGGACCAACGAGTTTCCCCGCGAAATTAATCGATGCATGGAAGGTGAAGAGTCCCGGCGAGCAGGCTACTGGAACATTTCATGCTACTGTATATAAGGATATATCGTTATGGTATAAGGGGTTACTGTATGATACAATTGGTGCTCCTAAACTCTTTGATGAATTGCCTTTCGAATTTAAGAAACAATCTAACAAGATGCCTAGATATGTAAGGAAAGTCCACCGCATACAGGAGCATCCATTCGACTATCCATCTGTGCGGGGTGATGTAGCTTTTCCATCATTAGGCGGATTTCCATCACTAACGCTACCTATTCAGAATAATGGAACATCATTAACCGGCCTACCCGTGATTGGAGGTATCCAAAGATCACCAAATAGCTCTCCGGATAGATCACCAAATAGCTCTCCGGATAGATCACCTTATGGATCACCAGAAATGTCCCCACGTAAAAGACGCGATTCAGATTCAGACAATCTCCCTGATATATAATACTCTTATACATATAAAAATATATGTATTATCTCTACTGGCTGTCTATAATCCCGCACCATCCTATATCATGTCCGTTATCATACTCTGTGTTGAAATAGTGTGTAATATTATTAGGTATATCTGTATCTATTATATTAAACTTACTACTTATCCTAAACGGCTCCAGAACGACAGTCTCACGATCAAAGTATTTCGCATCTATGACATTTGAGTCTTTTATCGAGACACAATATATCATGCTACAATCCCAATAAAACAGATATACATGAAATGTAAACTCGGGGAAACATGTTGTAAACATCTTTAGTTCCGGAAGCAAATGGTCGTTAGGACCACAACCATATCCAAGTGATCCACTGCTCTCTAATTCACCAAACTTGGGGAACCAATCGTGATAACTGAGCGTTTTGTATACCTCCATGAAATTTGGATAAACATTTTGTTCCAGCTCTTTATCTAGATCTTCTGAGTTCATTGATTTGAGATCTTTAGGGAGATCTGCAAGTCCGATAAGGAAGTAATAATCGTAACCCATTTTACTGAAGATCCAATACTTTAGTTATCAGTTTCATGCGATTGTATCAAGGAAACTGAATAGTAAAATATGACAACGCATACAGAAAATGAACTCTTTTAGTATTGTTTCCGGGGACAGCGTCGTAGTCGAGATACCGAAGCATATCATACCTGAGGACAACATCCTATATAGTCGAATCACTAACACCAATGGGTTTGACAATGACCTAGACTCGGAGGGTAGACCGCGATTCAAAGAATCGCACAAAGATCTCACTATGCTGATTAACTACTTAACGCAGGGTATTGTAGATGATAATGTATCCCGATTATTTGAATTACTAGACTACTATAATCTATATAAGATCAAGACTGAGTATCCGGAAGACTATCTGAAGATAAAGATGAGGGATGACTGGTTCAGAAGCAACCTTTATCGTAAAGGCTTTGAATTTCTTCATCGGGATCAAGAGTTCGATCTTATTGAGCTAACTGAAGAGATGTTCAATACTTGGAGCCTAGCACGTAATGTAAGATATCTGTTCTTTAATGGCATGAGTATGCGCTGCCTGCACAAGGGACAACAATTCAGTAGCATGTTTACAATTGATTATAGGAAAATAGATAAACCCTTATCTGAAACAGAACCGACTGGTGATATTCCTATTGGGATTGAGCTGCATATCATGTATCCAACACTTCAAAACACTCTATTTGAATATAAGTCTATAGTAGAGGCTTCAGTAAAATATGCTACACTACATGATCAGGCTTACAAAACTAAGGAAGCAGTATCTCAGAGTTTCAAACTCAGAGATTCACTCTATAATGATAATATACTTCGAGAAACTCACTGGAGGATAAAGAAGGAGAATAATGCTGCGGTTGATGGTTCAAGTGTCGAGTGTCCAGTAGATATCAGGCAAAACTTTAGTGATATTAAGCAGAGGATTTCTGGGAATAATGTCTTTAAGACAATAACAAAGCATAACCTTTGGGATAACATGGTAGTTGCAGGTGGATCAATATGTAGGATGATACTCGGATCTAGGATACCCGATTATGATATATTCATTTATGGTCTAGATCCTTCTGGTGCCACTCAGAAGGTAAGAGAGATAGTCAATGCATTCTGCGGGCCTAGAGCATATATAGCGCGAACAGCTAACAGTATCACTATCTCAAGAGATTCTGGATTACGTGTTCAGGTAATACTCAGGTTATATAAGACAAAAGCAGAAATACTAAAGGGATTTGATCTCCAGTCTTCACAGGTTCTATATGATGGTAGCAGGATACTCATTACTCCAGCTGGTCGCTATGCATTTGAGAGCATGCTTAATCTTATAGACTTTGAGAGAATGTCACCTAGCTACGAATATCGTTTGTGGAAATACCAAAGCATTGGATTCTCTGTCTATATACCCGATTTTAACACTAGCAAGATCAACTGGAAAAACGTCAAGACTATACATGCATATGATAAGGGAAGCATCAAGAACAATATCGTCGAGACCAAGTCATACAAGCCCGATAAGAAAGATAAAAAGAAAAGGGGACATAGCAAAAGTTATCTATTTAGGCGGTATAAGATATCTCCGTATAAGCTACAGGGTCTCGATCTACTTCTTTATGGACAGAAATATCAGTTAGGGGCAAAAAGCGACTATGATGCGAGGATCACTGGGATAATACGTGAGGATTCACATCAGGTATTTCTATCTAGAAAGAATAAGGTCAATGGATATTCGGTGTCTTCGTCTAAAGCAGATCTAATATTCCATTATATACCAATGAATAATCGTGAGATGGAGATACCACTTGAACTGATAGACTCATGGAAGACAAAGAATCCCGGTGAGCAGGCCACAGGAACATTCCACGCTACAGTATATAAGGATATATCTTTGTGGTATAAGGGTCTGATATATGATCATGAGGATATAGAAACTGTTTCCACCGACAGATGGACCATATTATCAAATAAAGACACAGTAGACAGTGAGGACGACAACGATAACGAGGACAACGAGGACTACGACAATGAGGACAATGAAGAATAAACAAATACAATATTATTTAATATTGTATATATTTAGTATCTCTCAAAGTAGAACATATGCTGAAGCTCGTTATTGTATAATGGATCATACTCCTTAAGGAGATAATATCCGGCTATTAGATAGAACGATTGATTAGTATTATAGAATATAATGGCTATGGGATCTTTGCACTCAGATAGATATGTATTCCTCTTATTATAGTATCCTGTAGGGTGTTTGTCATCATCGACATTTTCATCATTAAGGATACCGCTATATCTTACATCATGATTAGAACCAAAAGTTTCAATGATATATCCCGTTTTTCCTGGTCTATTGTGATTCCATTTCATCCATATACCATCGGATGTTTTCCATGCGTCATATGGTGTATATTTAGTTTTTCTTGATATCCTGATAGCTTTTACCGTGTTACCATTAGTAGCTATCCCACACTGCTGACCATGAAAGTATTTATCTGTTTTGTAACTAGTAGTTTTTAATAATACCCCATTTGGATACTTCTTATTGAAGGCTTTCTTAGTCATCTTACTTAGCCTCTCCAGATCATCTTCATCAATTTTTACGGATTTGTCCCAGTTCATTTTATGTTTATCTTCTATATATCAATATCAATTAGGCAACCATATTGTCATATCTTGCCGGCTTGAACTCTGGCATCCTATATCTAGTGGCAATCTCATTTATCGCATTGTAGTATAGATAGAATAGATCTCTCGTTATGGGATCCTTCTTGATATGGAGAGCACCCACTATTTTACGTAGCTTATGTGTGCCCTTATCCAGTATATCTCTTAGTCTATCTCTTGATGGTTCTGGATGGAGATCTGGTAGTGATCTATCCGTTACTCTATCATAAAGTTCTATGACATCCATACTATCAGATAGATTAGTGTCTCCTGTAATACGACTTAATAGATTAGAAACAGATTCACAGTGCTCAGAATCACACGACAATATCCGTATACCATCACCGGTTTCAACTTTTTCATTATCGAATATATATGATGTATCAAAGTTATCGTTAATGTAGCTGATCAGATCATCAATAGTCGCGGTGATATCATTATATGGCAACATAAAGAAGTAGTCACGCTGATCTTCTAATGCACTACGTATAGATCCTTTAACAAAGTATTTTGCGATGAACTCTGACCCTTTATAGCATTCCTCATTTCTCCCCAACATTGTATATAGAGAAAACATGAGAAGCTTATAAGCATCATATAATGGGAAGCATTTATCGGGCATTATACCATACTCAAGGAGTCTCGTATCACCAATAGTATTACCATTGTGCGTAATTCTAGATGTTCCATAGTCTATTATAATAGGTATAGCGGTAGTTTTTACATACTTTCCAGGATACTTAACAATAACAGGGACTGGCGTCTGTTTTATGAGAACGTTCCTAGCATGTAGATCATAATGCGTGAATTCGATAGTTTCACTTGCATATTTAAGCGCGAGGAGAACCTGCATATATACATTAATAAATTCTTTAACAGAACATGTTTGAACATATTTGGCCATAGAGATACTTGGTGCAATATTTTCATATACGATATGAGTCTTAACCTTATGATCTTTACTACACTCATCAAGACATGCTATACCCTTATCTGGATTTGAGCAGCATTCAAATGTTCCTATAACAAATGCAAAGTTAACTATTTCCTTCCTTAACTTGTTTGTTCCGATTAGTCCAATAAGTGCTTCTCTACGGAAATCATTACGTTGATTTGATTTACCTGATTTGATAACAAATGGTTCATTACCTTTTGTAGCCATATCTAGATTGACAGAGTATACATTACCTGTAGACCCTCCGCGAGCCCTCTCTTTCATATCATGAATATAGTATCTAAGTCTCTCTTGATATGTTACAGAGCTAGATGTCTTCTTAAGAGACTCAAGTATACATTGACCGGTAGCCATTACACCCGGATCAAAGAACTTGTCCATAGATAATCTTGTATACATTGATGCATTTATTCGTGATATATTCTCCTTTGTGTAGTCTAGTATATCCTTAGGGCATAACTCTAAACTGTCATATAGATCATTCTCTATTATCCGTAGACTGTCCGCATATCGATCAACTTTAGCTCTGAATTCAGGATTATTTAGATGATCCACATTAGCATTATACGCATCAATGACGTCCTTTGTTGATATCATTTTTAGATAAAATGATAATATATATTTAGCAGTTTTTAAGGGGTTCCGTTTTGCTAACTGAACATAAAACAGAAAAATACTAGTGTAAAATGCCTATTGATACATCTGGGTTATCTCTCAGTGATCAACAGAGATATATAAATGGATTCACAGCATTCTATAGAGATATAATAGTTGCGCAACATCTAGTTAATATACCATTTTCAACTGTTAATGGAGTTTCTCCTCATAGACTAGCTAAGTATGCAGACCTTCAAACAAGACAGATGGTAGAAGCCAAGTGTTATAAGTTAATTGAACATTGTGCCCCTAGAGAGCCCAAGGGCATAATACTAGCTGCAAATGTAACATACATCGCCCTCAATCTACCACCTGGAGAACTCAAAGACAAATATATAGGAATATGTAAGAAATTCGGAGTTAAGATATAAACGATACATATATTAGATATATGTATAATAGTCTACTTGTTAACAATATTGACTGTAGGGGCAGGCCTCCGTTTGAACTCTAATACAACAACATCTGTCTCATCAGGTGCCTCATTAGTAGATGATTGTGGAAAGTTGATCAGCATACCAAGACTTGATACGATACCCTCCTTCATAAGCTCATTATCATATTTGTATATCTGGTCTAGATGTTTATGTATAGTAGTTGTTATCGACTTAGTCCCTACATTATATAGTGTCTTTTCAGGACCTGTAAGAACGGCTTTAGTTTCTATTATTATCTTGTTTGTCTTGTCATATAGATCAATAAAGCATACACCAACATTATAGACAGTTCCATCCATTGATGTATATTTTATTGCGACTGGTCTCTCTGGTTCATACTTAATGCCCATATTCTGCATCTCTACTTGTAGAGCCTTTCGATAAACAACCTCTGGATGACCGGGACCTAACTGCTTGTATATACGATTAGAGGCATTGCGATAAAAATCCACAATAGCTTCATTCTTGGTTTTGGTTTGAGGACTTTCCATTTTGTGATATTATTAATACTAATAATATCATTTTATCTAATTATCTATATAGTTCTCAGGTGCACGATAATCAATATAATCTCTAAGTCTACTCTTTGGGACTGTATATGGTATTGTTATTAGATATACACCCATGCGATCACACTGATCTATCTTATATTCTGCTCTTCTCACTTGTGCTATAAACTCCTCATAAGTCTGTCCTGTGTAGTTAGGCCATTTATAATGATGTATACCATTATATTCAAATGCTATACCCAACTCTTCGTTATATCCATCAAGTTCTAGACGCCTACCCGTTTCGGGATTTATAAGCCAATCAGGTCTTGCAGGTGGGAATTTGGCTTTATATCGATCTTCAAAGATCTGTCTGCACTCCTCTTCTGGTCCTGATGTCTTCCTCTTCTTGTTTAGACTTGGATTGTAAACATTATTTGAATTGTCTACATCATCTGGGTAATCTGGTCCATTGGGAGGTTTCCCATTTCTGAATACAATCCATAATACGAATAGAACTGTAAGCATGAATATAAGGCAAATAACCCACCCGCTTTTTCCTCTTAGATATCTCATCGTTTATGCACATTTTATTATTGAACCACAAATATTAACGGGATAATAAAAATAGATGGAATTATGCTTAGAGGACTTTTTTGTTAGTTATCCCTCTCAGAGCGACCTGAACTTCCAGAAGAAGATAGGCGCCAAGAAGGAATTCTATGATTTACGTAGTGGTCCTAATGAGCGACCACCCCAGTTCAGGGGGCAATTATATAAGCATCAGAAGATGGTTATGAGATATATGGACTGGTATGACGAGCTTTTAATAATAGATGAACCAGGAACTGGTAAGACTTGCACTATATTTGCAGTGATGGAGAACTGGAAAAGAAAGCGCGGTCACATCAAGCATTGTTATATTCTAGCTAAAGGTAAACAGAACAAGAGAGAACTTATACATCAGCTAATATGTAAGTGCACAAATGGATATTATGAAACCGAGCATCTTAAGTCTGCTGAAACCCAACAGGCACAGACAAAACGTATCAATAAGATGCTCAGGGACTGGTATACAATCAAGACATTCAAATCCTTTTTAAACGGAGTGAGGAGAAAATATTGGTATAAGAATAGTGATGGTGAAGAGGTCCCAAATATCGATGCTATCCGCGAGGCATTCTCATATAGCATCTTTTGCTTTGATGAGATTCATTCGCTTAGACCAGATCCACATCTTAGTGAGGATAAGGAACAGGCACAGAAGGATATTCACTATGATACACTTAAGACTATATTTCATACAATCGTTGGTTCTAAGAAGATACTTACATCTGCAACCCCAATGGTGAATGATGAGCAAGAGCTAATAGATCATGTAAATCTACTACTACCTCCTGATAGACAGATGGATAAGAATAAGCACAGACTTGTTGACATGACACTTGATGAGCTTCGGCCATACTTCTATGGTAAAATACATTATCTACGTGCTATACAGAATATAGTTATACCAAAATATGTAGGAATACAGATACCATCTGCTAGTGATGCTGCCATACAATACCAGTTTATCATATATCCAACGATCATGTCAGATTTTCAACTCCGTGCATACAGACACTATAATAAACAGGAATCCACTAAGGATGCCGTTCGACTTAATGCTAGACAGGCATCAAATTTTGTATATCCAAGAAATATTGCTGATGATCCTACAGATCCCAATTGCCCTATTGGTCTTATCGGAAGTGAGGGATTTAATAAGTATATCAAACAGGAAGGTGATGAATACAGGGCAACAGAAGAGTTCAGAGAAATTATATCACATGTAGATAATATCTATTTCTATTCATGCAAGTTCCATGAGATACTAACTAGACTAGCTGACCCAAACAGAAAGAAAGGGATAATGTTTATATATGGTATGTTCCATCACGGATCTGGACTTATTGCTTTAACACTCTGTCTTGAGCATGCACTGAAGTTCAGAAGATTCAATGAATCAACATCTATTTTTGAGACAACATATGAACAGAGGTCATACTGCCAGACAACTACTAATAAACACATGAGAAAGATAAGGAGCGAATTCAGACCAGCTAGGAGATATGCATTCATAACACAACAGACTAGTGATTCGAAGACGAGTGCTATAATGGAAGCTCTAAATAGCTATGAGAATATGCATGGTGACTACATCGAAGTATTCATTACCTCTCCTGTTGGTCGTGATAGTATAAACGTATCTAATGTTCTAGAGATAGAAATCATAGACTCTGATTGGAACAGGAGTGGAACATTCCAAGCAGAATACAGAGGTATCCGGGCAACTAGCCATGTAGATCTCTATGAAGAACGAGCGGCAATGTATGCTAAAGAAGGTATCAAAGGTGATATACCTCCAATTGAGGTAGAGGTTAGGCGTCATGCTGCTATTGCAGAAGAACAACTAGATACTGAAGACTTCGCTAATGTGACCATGTTTGCAGTCTCTGAGAATAAGGATCGTAGGATAAAGAAGGTAGAACGTAAATGTAAGCAGTTGTCTTTCTCCTGTTGGCTAGATTATGAACGTAATGTAGTTAGAGGAGAAGACTTCAGTGCTGCTTGTGATTATGATGTATGCGAATATGAATGCTATAATGAACCACCTGCCGGTGTGGATACAAGCACATTTGATATACTTTATGTGGATGAATTACTAGAGGCTATAATACCCAGTCTGATGGTATACTTCTCAAATGTATCTGTTGCTGCATTACCTGCTATATATAAATCACTCCCACAGTATCATAGGAAATATATCGATCTTGCTATACAGAAGATGATCAAGGATAAAGTTATGATAAAGGATAGATTCGGTATGAGTGGCTATCTACTCGAATATAGAGGTATAGTATATATAACTAGAGAGTATCCATTCAAAAGCGATAGTATCACATATCAACTAAACGAGTATAATAGTAAACTCATCATGTCCAAGACATTAACTACTAAGGAGGCTGGTTATATACTTAGTGAGCGATCACAGGAGTCAGTTATTGGTGAACTCGCTAATAAGACACCCAAAGAGTATGAAGATTATATCAATAGTCTCAATACACAGAACAAAGTTAAGCTACTAGAACAGGCAATTTCTAATATGGCCTCTGGAAAGCCAGAATCTAATCTTGATAAGTATATATTAATGAAGTATGAATCATTCTACTATAAGACAAAGATACCAGTAACCGAACTTCTAGCTATTGAAGGTAAATCTGGAGCTAAACCGAAGCCAGGTAGGCCAAAATCTAAGAAGGCACAAGAAGAGGAAGAGGCTAATATCAAGTCGGGTATACACACAAAACTTAAGGAGCAACAGTTAGAACAAGTGAAGATAGATCTTATAGGAGACGATGTCTATTTCCATAATCTGTATGCGTTAGATCTGGCAACAGCTGCCAAGTATAATGCAACAGTATCTTATCTCCGCGGTGATGGTGTAGTAAGGATAATGGATAAGGACTATTCATGGAGAACTGGAACTATAGCTGAACAGGTTGCATACAATCGTATAATACAGAAACTAATCGATATTAAGTTTAAGACATACAGGGAGAAGTATCCATATTATGGAACAATAATTGGCGGCGTATTCCGAATAGTTACAAGTAACAAGGAACAAGGCGAAACTAAAGGTCAATTCTGCGGAACAATAGATACAAATGATCTAGCACTTATTGCATATGAGCTTAATATACCAGCACCAGAACCTACTCAAGAGGATAAGGAGATGACACTGAAGGCTAAGAGAAAGGCACTATCTGGGTCATTTAGTAATGTTGAAGGGTTTACTGATACAAAGGTTGATTACATATATAGGTTCTGGAAATCCAAGAAGGATAATCTATGCAATATGATACGCAGCTTCATGGAGGAGAACGAGATGATAGCAACACGTGTATAGAATAACACTAAGAAGATAATATACTTATCATGTAAGTATATTCAATGCAGTCTACTTGGTGTATATGGTGGATTCGAACCTCTTATCAAGACACTCTTTTGTGATATCATCAAGATTCATAGAGAACTTGTTTCCAATATATCTTACGGTAGATATAACTAGATGTGGCATATTAAGAGTGTTGTATATACCACACATTATTAGTAGCTCTCCTTTAGATAGACTCTCAAGATAGCTATCATGTTTCCTGAATTCAAATGTAGACTTCTTCCTTGATACGGATATCTTACTTATATTCACAGGTGCTACCTTGAACATATACTTCAGTAACTGCTCAAAAGCATTACGGTCTTCTACCTGAAATCCATGGAATGCGATAATGATATCCCTATCCAGTTTGCTATTATCCTTCTTGATACATTCATAAATCTGCTCCTGTATACCCTTAGGGATTCCATTATAGAGAGCAGTGCTGGCTTCTCCGAATCTGAATGACAACCTGATTGACATTTTTCAATGTCAAACATAGTTTTAGACATCATTTTTCTTACTGCGTAGACTATCATGAGTCATCCATGCATACCTATCGTATACAGTATCTGTGGTTATTGCACGGTGAAGATGGAAAGTATGAAACATAAATGATACCGTCATACTGAATGGAGCCAATAAGCGATCATAATGAGACCATGGCTTGTCTGCATTAACAACATCAAACAGTATGTATGCTTCATCTAGATCAAGAGAATAGCTATATGTTCGATACGTCACATCGAGAGATGATAGTATACTAATCTCACTAGCTATCCTACCTATTAGGGTAAGAAGTTGATTCTCATTAAGAACACCTATACTTGCTGAAGAGTATACTGTCACCTCGCTAGGTGGTGAATTCATATATCTGTATTCATCGACATATCCATGATACCAACTAGAATTTGGTATATTAGTGGGCTCCGGGAAGTCCCTAAAAAATAGCCTCTGCCATAGAAAGTTATCTGTAGCAAGTTGATTCCACTCTTTAGACAGTAAGCGAATGTTGTTGATATCTTGAGCAGAAAGGTTCCCCAATATCTCCAGCTTGATCTCATTAGATAAGAACTCCATTTATCCATAAAGAGGGACAATACGGAACCATTTTTGAATATGTATCGGTTAGATACATATCAGGTCATAATTACACATTGGTATCCTTTACTTCAGTCACATCATGCTTTATCTCGGCTGTCTTAAGTGTGTGCCACTCAAACTTAAACAGCGCAACTGTATAGTTGTTATCTTTTGGATCATTACAATAGGTTGTAATTCTGCACTGGACATCCGTTGTCTTTACCCTCCTCTTCAGAGCATCTAACTCATACTCCTCAAGATAGATATCACATAGATGGTTATACTTGAGATCGTTGAGATATACGGCACTACGAAAATCCCTATCACGAAGAACAGCAATAGTTAGATGCTTCTGCACCTTCGCTGCGTTCTTCAGCTTCGACATCATGTAGTCATACACCTGAGATACATTGCAGATCTGCATGTCATATACACTGTTAAGCTCCTCAAAAAGTGAGACTGTCATTTTGTTAATAGGTATCTATATTTCCTGATCAGTTTTTACGGATATACCACATACGCAGAGTATATTATTTTATCTCTTCGTGTTAAAATAATGTCATTTACATTACCTAAACCAAGGGATCTATATGACCTAATTAATGATAAGGTATTGTTACCCCAGTTCAGCTCTCCTGAGCTTGATATTGCACAGACAACCGTTAGATCTATAGTTAATGATTCTGTTTCTCTTAACGAGTTATATAATGCATTCATATCTGGTCTACCAACGATCAACAAGTTCGTTACTGATATAGATCTAGCTGGATTTACTAGAGATACATTGAAGAAGTATAGCTTAATACTCATACCTTACCAAGTAGTTATACTAATAGTGTTACTCACAATAATAATCACAATGCTTATGCTCTTTCAGGTTGTTACACCAGCAATAGGAGTAGTTATGATACTTGCAAGTAGTTTATTCCTTGTTCTTTTTGGTATACTTCAGCTACAGATATTTGTTGACTTCCTAGTTGATCGAGAGACAACATTCACTAATACACTAACTAATGCATATAACAATAATCTCCCTGATTTCCTTAAGACTTCTGCTCTTGGTTATGTATCGGCTAGTCAGTTCTCAATAAACAATGGTATTTCTGGTCCGCTTGCTTCTCTATTGCCAGCCGGACAAACAGGTATGGCAGTTCCATTGCCAGGTGGAACTGGCCCAATAGTTCTCACTAATCCGGGGACAGCAACGGATGCTAATCTCATAACTCCCGGATCAAAGCTCACATTACTAAAGACTCAAACACCTAGCACATCTACGCAACCAGCTATCTTCTATACTATGCTTAATGAACCTAATGTCTTCCCCGATCAAGTCGTAAGTGGTAATCAATTAGCCTATCGCCTTACCCCTAAACCCCAAAATGCAAATGTTATGTATATCGCTAATGTAAATACATTTGATCTACCTGAAGATGCAGACATAGGAGTAGTAAGAATAGTTAATGCATCAACATCCGTTCCTAGTCTATTAGAGTCTGAAGGAGTAATATATCCATATGCACAATCACAAGGTGTTAATGTATATCCGGGGGAGGTTAAATGTTTTGTTAATATAGGACCTAACTTTAATATGTCTAATAGTGGAACATCATTTAGCTTAGCACCAACAATGTGGGTAGAACTTACAGCAGACGTCCGTCCTACAGCAAATGTTGTGTCAACAACGAGCACAAGCTACACATTGAGACCGGTGAATAAGGTATATTTCATACAGATGCCGGGTGGATCTACCCTAACTATATCTAGATCTGTTGCTGTTCCCAATCAAGAACTATATATTATAGCATCGTTGACGTCTCCGGGAACTCTAACAATACAGAATGTTAACCCTAATGGATATACAATAAACAATGGAACAACTGCATATTTCCTGGCAATGCAGGATACAGTAAACTTCATAACATGGCAACTTGTATATCCGTCCCAATAATGCTCCCTTGACGGTTTCGATGATGAAATATATACTTATATATTATATAAGTATTAAAATGGGTAGAAATAATAAATGGCAAAAGAAGGAAGAGAAGGAGAGCCTAAAACTGTTGCGTGAGATGGCCTATGAATCCTATATCGGATTCGGTAGTCTTATAATAAGTATAAACTTTGTAGATATAGGCGATAATGACTATCTACTATCATGTTTATTTATGGGTAAATATGTAATAGATAAATACTTTCCAGAAATGTTCCCGAAGGATCTATGGGATGATCTACCAGATCCATATGACACCCCAGAGTGATCCTACAATAATAAAGATACATCAACAACCTTTCTCTTCTTCTCTATTAGCACTGGCGCAGTGGAGCCTGGGGCGCTTTCAAATAGATCATCAATATTTACTGCTTTCTTTCCTTTTGTTACCGCAGCTTTAGGAGCTGCTGCTTTCGGTTCTCCAAATATATCAGAAATATCTACCACCTTCCTTACAGATCTAACTTCTCTGTGTTTAGGAGGACTGATTTTAGGTGGCGTTTTGGGTTTAGGGGGAGTCTTCTCTTTTGGTTTGGGACTTGGCTCCTTTGGTTTAGGCGGCGTCTTCTCTTTTGGTTTGGGACTTGGTTCTCTGCGAGGAGGGCTTGGTTCCTTTTTAGGCTTCTTCTCTGGGGACACTATTTCATCTAGATTAACGACCTTTTTCTTCCGTGGCTGTCGTTCAGCGGGTTTAGGCTTAGGTTCAGGTTTAGGTTTATCAGGTGATAATCGTTTAGATTTTGGAATATCAACAATATTAACTGGTGCTAAGCTAGCAAGATTCTCAGGAGAAACTCTCGCCAGTGGCTTTATATGTATTAGACCTGCCTGTTGAATTCTCTCTAGATTCTCTTTACTTGTTGGGACTACTATCTTATCTTCAGGAGGAACTGGATTTAGTCTTGGTGATACAGGCCTAATAGGGCTAATTCTTGGAGACACAGGTCTAATAGGACTTAATTTTGGAGCTGGTTTTGGACTTATCTTTGGACTCATCCTCGGACTTGCCTTTGGAGCTGGTTTTTCTTCTAATAGATCAATATTAATCTTTTTCTTACCTCTACGAACAGGACTCGTCCGTTTTGGTGGTGTCTTCTCCTTACGAGCTGGACTTGGTTGTTTAGGTTGTTCAAGAATAGGTGTATTACCGAGTATTTCATCAAGGTTCACTACTTTCTTGGGCTGCTCTATTGGGCTCTTTATCGGAGAGCCACCATTCAGTATCGAATTGAGTATCGCTACATATTTCTGTTCTGCAAATCTATTTATATTTCCGTGAAGCTTTATCATATCAATCAACTCTGTCTTGCTGGCATCTTCATAATCATCTAACTCAAGAGCCTCTCCTATCTCTCGTAGCTCCTCTTTAGATAAACCCTTTAGATCATCTAGACTCTCCATCATATTACCAGTCTCATGGAGGATCTCCTCTTCAATAGACTCTATATCGTCATCACTAGTATCATCGCTATCACTTTCACTTCGGACTGTCCATCCTTTTCTTGGGAGTTTATCTATATATTTATATAGCTTATCTGTATCAAAATCATCCTGTTCAATGCGATCCTGTATCTCTACAATTGTTTCTTCGCGATTATCCATATTATTATCTAGGTCGAACCTCTTCACTAGCTCCTTATATTGAGAATCAGTCATATCATGTATAGCGTCGATATAATCTTGTTCTAACTCTTCGACACTAATACTGTCATCGCTGGAGTCCCCAGTGTCACTGTCCATTATATTTTCTTTTGTATGTGAAAATATAAATTTATCCAGAGAAGTGCAATCTATATTCTAGAAACGCGCATATAGAGCGCTCAACTGATACTAGTTTATTGATTGCTACTTCAAACTTGGGTAGTAGCTTATGGCATAGTTTGCATGCTAACCATATACACGCATATATCCTTATTAGATCACTATTTGATGTCATCTTCACCGTTCTCTTATATAGATCAACAGCAATAATTGTTGCATGCTGACCGATAGATTTACTATTACATATATCTAGAATACGCTTCACCTCTTTCTCACTAATCTCTTCTCTAGGTGTGCTCATCAGGACATAATTCATCTTAGGGCATCCAGTGAATAGTCTATGTTTAAGTATATCATTGATTGTTGGTCTATCATCTTTATTCAGCATCAACATCTTGAGTAACAGATCATTGATACCATATGGATCGCTCCTAAACTCTGGTGTTAGGTTGAATTTTAGATATTCATATTTTGTAGTTACTGCATTGAATGACTGCTTGATTGGACCAGTGATACCCCAGTCAATAAGACAGTTAGTGCACCTCTCATCAAGATGATCCTTCTTAACTTCACCAAGATTGCCTTGATAAGGGAATAATAGATGACCGTATATTATCTCATATATAGTGCATCCAAGTGACCATATATCGAGAGATGCATCCCATTCTCTCTTGAGGTGATTTTCAATTGGTCTATGGGTAGACGTGCATACGGTATGATTATACTTGAGATCCTGTGACCACTGTTTTATAGCTAGAGTAAAATCAGATAATCTAATGTCACCATTATCAAATAGTAATATATTACCTGCCTTTATATCCGCATGTATAATATTTTGTTTATGTAGGCAAGATACAGCAGACACAAGTTGAACTAGCCATTTCCTTATTGTTTGTGGATCTGGTCTCTGCTTTCCACTAAGCTTATCATGTCTAACGATTTTGGCTATATCACCTTTGGCTAGATCCTGAAATATGTATAAAGTCTTACTTCCTGGAGGTGTATATACACGCTGTGCACCATTTATATTTGGATGCTTTATAGACATCATTATAGATAGTTCCTGAGGATGAGGAATGCCAAGCTTGGATATCTTACACCTCTTTACCGCAAACTCGTTATTATTCTCATCTGTGCACCTATTTACAATAGAGAACCCACCCTTTCCTATCTTCTCATGTATCTTAATATCTGTTCCTAGCTGCTCTCCAGACATATTTTATCTGTTCAATTCTTTTTGGATTAGTTCTTTAAATTTCGTGTTATTTATTATCTCGTCTGGTGATCTAGCAAAATAGTTACAAGAGACGTCATAAAACTGCTTAAAGGTGCTACACATCGTTTCGCATATAGTATCAAAATAAATCACAGATAATTTTATATTGTGATCTTTAAGATATGCAAATACGTCGGTTTCAGTTAGTCCACATGGACATCCATTAGGCCAGTTATCTTTCTTTCCTCCATATTTATCTCCATGAGGAACTGCATCTGTTAATAGTATCGCTCTTTTTGTAGAAAGAGGCCTCCACTTGAGTTCTGCTAATGTAAATAGAGCGTCTAGTATCGCCTCTGGATCATCAAGACCTGCCTTAAGCTCAATATCACGAAGACCATCAACTACCGATGTGAATTTATAATATGATAAATCAGATACCGATGTGACGTCTGTTATATCATGTCCTTTATATCTTGCTTTGGTCTCATGGTCGCTAAAAAGTATAAATGAATATCTCGTTCGGCCATTAGGTTTCAATGTAGAAAAGAATCTATTCATAAGTAGCCATTTTTTCTGCATGCTATGTGTGGCATCACATATAAAGGCTACATCGCTAAACTTTCCAGTGAGATTGGTATAGAACTGATACCACGCTCTACATACTGTGTTACATTTCCTAAGTTCTATATCAGTGAGGAAAGATAGTATATATTCTATTATTTCCGGAGGTATTATATCATCTATTGAGACCTGCGGAGGAAGCTTTAGCTTAATTATTATAGGGGCCCCTTTGGCTCTTTTGAGGCCTTTAGCTTCCATTCCTTTTATAATCATGTATATATTTATATACATGATATCTAGCATGACAGACATCAACATATGATCATTTAGAATATGATTATATAAATATATATCAACTCTAATAAAAGATATGGGTATTCCTTCTTTCATACGCTGGCTGGAAAACCAGCAATATCCAGGTGTATTACTTCACGGGTTTCCAAAAATTGTGTCAACTCTCAGCCTTGATGCGAACAATATTTTCCATATATGTGCATCTATGGTATATAAATATGGAGATTACTACACGCCAGAAGGATATGGCACCGCAGCTAGAAAGACACAACAGGAACTCAAGAAGGAGTTTTTCAATCTAGTTGGTAATACCTTTATGGATTACTTACGCAAGGTAACAGGTGATCAGCAAAGTATTGATGCTCTTATTATCGCAGTTGATGGTGTAGTTCCATTGGCTAAGATGCATCAACAGAGACTTCGTCGTTATGGTGGTGCCTATATAGATGAGAAGAAAAGGAAGGATACTGATCCCACGGATAGACACCCGCAGCTATTCAATAATCATCAACTAACACCAGGAACAAAGCTTATGCATGAGCTTGATGTATTCATTCTTGATTGGATAAAGAGTAATGCTAGATTACTACCGAGATATGTTATATATTCTGGTCATATGGTTCCCAATGAGGGCGAACATAAGATATTTGACCTATTTAGACGTAATCGACCACTATTTGATCCTACTAAGATACATATGGTTTATGGTCTTGATGCAGATCTCGTAATGTTGTCTGCTGTATCGGGGCTGCCTTTCATCCAGCTACTTCGTGATGATTATAAGAAGATAGTAGATATTGAATATCTACGCGTTGCATTGAGATATGAGCTTAATCCGATGAATACAGATCCAACAAGCAGAACTGAGGTTAATGATTTTGTTCTTCTTATGTTCCTGATAGGTAATGACTTCTTGCCTAAATGCGCGGCATTGGGTAATATGAATGATGGCATTTCTGCTCTTTTCAGAGTATATCGCAGCCTAGGGAAGCCACTAACTAATGGCACAACAATAATATATAGACATTTTGTTGAGTATCTTGCGCTCTTAGCTAAAGAGGAGGATATACTAATGACAGAGATAGCAAAACTTAAACCTAAGTATCCCAACAGGATGGTAGAATATGCTACAACTACTATCCCTAAAGCAGATAACACATACGAGTATATACTTGATTATCAGAAGTTCAGAGACGCATGGTATCAGAATGCCATTGGTGCTAAATGTAGTGACTCTTTTATAGAGGATGTAACAGATGCTATACCAGATCTAGAGTATCCACCCATATATCCAGATACATCTGTCATAGAGAAGATGTGTAGATTATATCTCCGGGGTATACTCTGGATATACAAGTATTATCTAGAGGGTCCGGATAATCTATCTAATGTTTTCATGTATCCATTTGCATATGCCCCAATACTCAGGGATCTAGCAGCAATGGCTGCCGTATATGAACCATCAGTAGATACCGTAACAAAAGGATCAGATGATATCAACTTCACTGTTGCACATCAACAGTTGATAGTGCTACCTAGGAGTTCTAAGAATATAGCGATTAAAGAGATAAGGACATTCTTCAATAAGAATAGTATAATAAGAGATCTAATGCCTCCTAAGTTCATTGTAGAAAGAGATGGTAAGAACTCAGATCATCATCCAGTTGTTATTGTTCCACCAAGTGATCCATATAGGGTCCATAATGCGGTAGCCACTGTTGTTGATAAATTCTCAGATAAATCCTTCAAGAATATATTCGGTAAGCATCGCATGCTACCGATAGATCTGTTATCGCAACAGATTGGTAGACAGGATATCACAGACCTACGAAAGAAGATAGAGCTTAAACTATATGGTAATCGAGGAAATATTCGTGGTAGGGGCGAAAACGATCGTAGTCGTGGAACCAGAGGAAGCAGTGATCGTGGAAATAGAGGAAATATTCGTGGTAGGGGCGAAAACGATCGTAGTCGTGGAAGCAGTGATCGTGGAAATAGAGGAAATATTCGTGGTAGGGGCGAAAACGATCGTGGTCGTGGATCATATAGAGGCGAAGGTAACAGCCGAGGTAATGATCGTAGAGGTCGAGGAAGGGGATCAAGAGATAATCCACCAGAGATACATATAATGAATGCACAACCATCAAGGCCAACAGTTCAGGCTCCAAGACAAGAGCAAAGATCTACTCAGGAAAAACCAGCGTGGGGAACAAAGATGCTACTCTAGATATAGATATAATTAATATATATCTATAAAAATGGACAGATCAGTAGTTATAACACTGATTATTGTCGTGATCTTTATCATTGCTATTATTGTTGTTACAGTAGTGATATTTGATATACATAAGCCTAAGAACCAGTGTCCAGTAGGAACTAACTACGTCAACGGTAACTGTTATCCAAATAATACACCATGTAGTAGTAGCAATTCATGCCCATCAGGTTATATATGCGGACAATCTGGTGGATGCGTTCAATCATCACCCTGTAATAGTAGTAATCCATGTCCCGCAGGATATACATGTCAAAATGGAGCCTGTGTTCAGAACGGAAGCTGTGGATCGGGCAATATATATCAGATATACTGTATATCAAATGGATCAGTTATTACACTAACTAACTATAATGGACAGGCACTAGGTGTATGTGATCCTCTTAACTTCTTACCGGTTGCCGTTACAGGTGCACCAAATACTAATACTAACTGGATAGTGGAATTGTCTGAGGATAATCAACATATATCATTTAAGAATCAAGCAACAGGTGGTTATCTCCAGCTGAATCCAGGAAATGGTAATAGCAATCCACTTATTGTAGGCAACTATGATGACACAGATACGTATAAGTGGTTCTCTATGTCTACAGCTAGTAATGCTGGATACATAGCCCTAGAAAACACATGGTCATTGGGATATCTAGGAACACAATCAGGTAACTATCCAATAACATGTGGCGGCAATAATTTGTCCCTTACATTTGCAAATATGGCATCCACAAATAACGAAGCATGGTGGACGATAGGGTATATCAGCTCATAAAAACTATTTACTAGATTAAAATGTCACAGGTAACATTTTCAATAGATACTCTTGCGAATTCATTATCTCTAGTATATGGGTTTACTGAATCGGAAAGAAAGATAATAGTTAGACATTTGAGATCTATAGAGGGGACACCTGAGTTTACTTCATTGATGACAAGTATACATATACATGGAGAATACTCATATACAATACTTGCCATAAAAGAGTTATTAACACGATAAAATGGACTATAGCAGCTCAACATCAAGTGGTATACGAAGTATAGGTTCATGCATAGAACGTCTCCAGTATAAAGGTATACAGACAAACATAGAAATTGAGACTATAGGTAATAATCATGCATTAGTTATTGAGAGATGGACTAATGGTATTATAGGTATCTCTGTAAGAATAAATGTAGATGATCCACAAAAGACAGCTACATTCCTACGGCAGGTGGCAAATATACTCGACTTGTAGATGTTAGAATCATCACGATGGAATGTATATGATCTATGATAAATCCTAACTGATAGTAAAAATCATCACCAGTGCAGATTCGTAATCCATTTTTCCTTAATTAATATATGTTGTGATATCAGTTTTATATACATTCCACTAGGGAATGTATAATACATATTTACAGTTAGTCATTAGTCTCAAAAAGGAGCTTACCCTCCAGCATATCAGCAGCTTGCCTGAGGAACTGGGCCATCTTAGCGGAATTATCAATCTTATGCTCATAAAGTTCATCATCAAGATCTAGCACTCCATCATTGTTCACATGTCTAGTAAGTAGCATCTTAAAGCAATTCTCGGAATCATCATGTGTGAACTCGACGGTGTTACGATCGGGATCCGAGTTAATAATAACACCAACAGTGCCATAAACGTTGTCGATAGCCGAACTGTAATTCATTTCCTATTATACGGATGATTCATGATATCAGTTTTGATTGAAGTAGCTATAGGTGAACTGGTTATCAAACTTGGCAACCATCTTATATCCCTTACATGCCTTTTGAGTCATATCTGGACCCATGTTTGCAGATCCGTATGATATATTTATCCCATAGTATACCTTTTGGGGAAAGTAGTATCCATTCTTTGTATATGAATTTCCATGCGGATCAGGAAGACTATTAAAATTAACCTGTATAGGTTCTAACTGGTCTACATTCTTAGTGCTTGTCTGAACACCATTAACTACATCACTAAAGTCTAGATAGTATCCAGTGCTCACTGACTGGAGGTAATAGCTATTAGCAAAGGATGTAGGATTCTGATTATTAACCTTAAAGTATATACTGTTGTCAGAACTACTAAATCCATTAGTGAGATAATATACTCCTGTTGATGTATCTTCACATAGACCTAGATATGTCTGACTATACGGATCATACAGAGTTATTGTTTCACCGTTATTAAAAATGGCGGTTCCTGGTGTCTTTTGACTCGTTAGTATAAGGTATACAGCTACCACGCCAACAATAATCAAAACAATAAGAATTATCACCTGTATAATAATTGTTCCATTCATTTTTATCTACGGATAAAAATGGGAGCAAATGTATCAAGTAATATATCTGAGAGTGTAGCTCGTGTCACAACGACAGTTCTTAACTCATATATAAATTCCTGTGGTGTTGCTATCAACTCTCAACAAGAATGGAATGCTGTAGGATGTAACGGTGTAACAATTAAGGATAATGATTATAGTAACATAGTTGTATATGATGCACAATGTCTACAATCTATAAATAATAATGAGCAGGTCATAAACTCGGTCGCACAGGCTATACAACAGTTAGCACAATCAGAAAGCCAAAATATTGGATGGCCATCGGCTAATGTAGCAAATAACTACTCAAGCACAGTGGCCCAAATGGCTACTAGCGTCACTCAACAATTTATGAATCAGTGTGCAGGGAGTATCACTTCGAGTAGCAGTCTTAACTGTGTTGATAGTAGTAATATAGTATTTGAAGGTAACTCTTTCAGTAATACTTTGAATGATGCTGCTACATGCACACAAAATATACTGAGTCAGATAGGGATAACAAATAATATATCCCAATCAGTGAGTCAAACTGCAAGTGCCAAGGAGCAGAACTCCCTATTTGTTATATTTCTGCTCCTACTGATACCTCTGATATTTGCATTTATATTCCTAACGACCAATGGAAAGTGGATTATTATCATGCTCATCGTTCTTCTGATTGTTGGTCTAATCATATATCTTGTATTAGCAAAAGAGGAAGGATGGAAGCCTTTTGCACAATAAATAATACATATATTTCTATATGTATACTTGTATGATCACAGATGGTGATCGCGGCAAGCATAGGCACCAAAGTTGCCCCAGTAAACCACATATACATCCCTATTGTCGGATTCGATGTAGTCAACATAGAACTGCTCCCTAATAGAGCGTTTCTTCCCATCTCTGAACTCCACGACAATACCGGGAAAAGGAGGAAGTTGATTTTTACTGTCAGCGGGATTCCACAGAGTGACAGAGTTCACTATCTCAGCACCTTTGATCGTATCCATTTTACATCATATATAACAGATTCCGTATCAGTTTATGGTTCTCACATATAGTGGCATTCGTTATATGATATAAAATGTAACCAAAAATAGATATACAAAATCTACATATACGAGTAATCACCGGTATAAAATGACTGTAACTATTATAGTGGCATATGATAAGAAGACTAGGGGTATTAGTAGCAAGGGTGCTATACCTTGGCACATACCTAAAGACCTAAAGTTCTTCAAGAGAATGACTGAGGGAAAAACAATCGTCATGGGCAGGAAGACATGGGAATCATTGCCAGTGAGGCCTCTACCTGATAGGACAAATATTGTTCTATCTCGCGATACCTACTTTAAACAAAGCCATCCAGAAGGGGCTATTGTATATAGTCACATGTCATCATTTGATCTAATGGACAGATCTGATGTATTTGTTATAGGAGGTCAGGATATATACTATTACTGTCTCTGTAAGTATAGAGTAGAAAAAATGTATATCACAGAGATAGACAATGAGGGCAATGATATAGAGTTTGATAGATTCTTCCCAGATTTCAATATAGAGAAATACTACAATAAATCAATCGTTGAATCAGGAGACAAATACACAATATATGAATATACACTTATTGATGATCCTGTATGGCTATCTACGAAGTTTGAACAGGAACAATATATAGATGCCATGAGGGAACTCCTCAAATATCCAGAGCGTAAGACTAGAAATGCGACCGTTAGATCAGATTTTATTAGAGTGATGATATTTGACCTCAGTAACGCCCATATACCACTAGATACTACAAAGAGAACAACATTTAAGGGTATTCTTGAGGAAACACTATGGATACTTCGCGGATATACTGATTCTAAGATTCTAGAGGATAAAGGATTGAAGATATGGAGCGCAAATACATCGAGATCATTCCTCGATAGTCGTGGTCTTACTGATTATCCAGAAGGAACAATGGGACCATCATATGGTTGGAACTATAGATCATTTGGTGCTCCTTATAATCCTGATATGAGGAGTATCTCTGGATCACATGGTGGATATGATCAATTCAAGAATCTTATTGAGGGTATACGTAAAGATCCATATGGTAGGCGTCATATTATATCTAATTGGGATCCAGCACAAAATGATAAAGCAACACTACCACCCTGTATGATATTTCTACAGTTTTATGTAAGAGAGGACCGAACAATAGACTGCTTTGCTATGAATAGAAGTAGTGATTTTGTTATTGCAGGTATGTGGAATGCTTGCAATGCTGCGATTATACTGAGAATTGTAGCACTACTTACTGGATACATTGCTGGCAATCTGACTATGCAATATAACGACTGTCATATATACTCTAATCATATCCCCATTATAGAGAAAACTGGATATCTTGTAAGGATACCTGATAGAGAGTCTCCAAAACTGAGACTTGCAGTTGATCCTAGAGACTACATAAATGCAGATGTGGACACTGCTTTGCAAAAACTTGATGCTAATATGTTCATTTTAGAGGGATATGATCCTTATCCGTCTATAAAGTTCGAGATGATAGCATAAAACTGATATATAAAATAGATATACCACAAAACAATAGACATTTATGATGGTATCGTTCAAGAATAGACTACAAGAGATATATCAGAAGATCGGACTACCCCTTCCCGAATATAATACTGTCACTACGAATGATGGATATTTTATCTCAAATGTATCCATCATACATAATGGAAAACTCGAAGGCTATACAGGAAATAAAGAAGCTAGTAAAACAAAGGCAGAAATGTCTGCTGCTGAGCTAGCATACAATACTATTAAAGGGACAATTAAGCTATCTGCCCATAATATACCAGTTGAATATGAAGGTCCATCTGTCGTTCTTGTGATAGACCTAGAGAATAAACAAAAAGCACTGGAGGAGTTATCTCAGAAGTATATGCTTCCGACGCCTGATATCAGGGTTGTAGCATTCGTCACAAAGGACCATGGAAGTATACCTAAAATTAAGTATCCAGTAGAGTTCAAAATAATAAAGTGTAAGCTACGTGATGCGGTCGATCTCGCTATCACCATGTGGTTAGGAAGGCAACTCGTAATAGATTCATCACCAACATATATTATATGGACCGGTGATAAGTTCGGGGAAACTGTATCACAGATAGTAGGCGAAGGCTTCATGATCGGTAATGTCAAATGCATTAGCTCTATAGATGAACTTTGAGGAGAAAACAATATATATCCATATGGATATATATTTCACTTTTTATTATCAATAGGTTATATATGATACATTATTATTGGTATTATTCAATAGGTTATATATGATACATTATTATTGGTATTATTCAATAGGTTATATATGATACATTCTTATTAGTATTATTCAATAGGTTATATATGATACATTCTTATTAGTATTATTCAATAGGTTATATATGATACATTCTTATTAGTATTATCCTATAACAGCGAATATATAAACACGTATGACTATGAACACTATAGCTGTAAATACGATCCCTTTCATCAGCCAGGATACAAATGGATCCTCAAGACTAAGAAATACAGTATCAAACCATGGAGATGTAAGTAGAAAGTAGAAAAAGCCTATCACCAATGGTAGAAAATATACAAAAAATATCTCTACTAGGAACTGTATGATAGCCGGCTCTCGGCGCAATAGATTACGCTCTTTTTCATCTACGTTGAGTAATTCCATACATCCAATTTGATATAGTAAAATAAAAAATTAGAAGATAAAAATGGAAACCAATACTGGAACCATACCAAGGACGAGGAGGAGTAGAACATCAAATAGAAGCCCCGAGGCTAAAGCAATACCAGAGCTGCCAGATGAAAAACTAGATGTAGAAATAGTATCCGATAAACCTAGCAGTGCAACCGAGGTATCTGGTGAACTCGTCGAGGCACAACTTCAGCTGCTTAGTTATATACCCATTGCTAAATATCTAATGGGAGAACCTAGAGCTGCAAGGTATATTAAAGCATACAATCCATATGGGCAGATAGTGTTTATATATCTTGATGAACCTGGCGATGTTATTGATGATGAGACATGCGTAGTTATACAGCCATCTGCCGCCGCCGTTGTCCCTATATCAATGAAGATTAGTGCGTCTGAATGTGCAAAGCTTAATGTATGTGGTATAGCCTTCGATTGTAAAGGTGAATTATGCACACTTCGCAGGAATGAGGAGAAGCCAGGCCAAGTAGACGAATTAATAATGACAAAGAACTGTAATAAAGAGATCGATATTGAGGATATGCCATATCCAATTATTAAGATGTCAGAGCTAAAATCTGACCCAGAGATCACTCTCAGAGTGTCATCCGATACATATAAGAGGTTAAGAAATAGACACTATGGATTAATAGCCATACAGATGGAGGAAACCAACGAATCGATAAAATACTTTTATGAAGCAGTTAACGATTTCTATAAACGGACCACATGTATAGTTGATCAGCTGTCATCCACAATAAAACAACTTGAAAGCCATGCAGATTCATACAGAGGTCTCGATACCATGACTGAAAACAATAAGAAGAAATACGATCTGGTTCTCTATAACCTTGCAAAGAGACATGAGAAGTTTGAGAAACTTAACAACATCAAGAAGTTGTTCGCAAAGATAGGTGATCATATAAGAGCTGACACAATTTCTATACAAGGTCTGCTTGAGGTTTATAATGCAGAGTTCTCGGACATCGAGACTGTATACGAGCCTCAGCGAACTTCGTAAAAATGAAATGCAAATTAATACAATACACTTAAAACGAATATCGCTTTTATAAAATAGGATGGATACCTCAATTCAGGATACCACGGAGCTACTCTCTAAGGTTGATGTTGGTGACGGTAAGCCAAAGAAGGATGACCGCTCCTTCCGTGACATTACTGCACCTCTCTATGTGATCTTCTCTAAGTGGTCTCTACCAGAGATTACTCAGTATCTCTCTAGCCTCAGGACTGCTGCTTCATACTTCAGTCCTCCTCATGTGGTGTATGATACCAATGGCAATGAGACGAATCGCACATTCGTTCTCATGAGCAATGATCTTGCTAATGTTCTTACTAAGCGAGGTCATGCTTATGTTGTTGGTGGTCAGAACAACAGGGAGTTTTCTTTTGCGCGATATCGCATTCAGGAGGGATTCACAGCCCCGGTTAAGAGCCTCTGTGTTCCTATTCCTAAGAAACTCCAGATTAGCGGCACTGAGGCAAAGGAGAACATGATGACCCAGCTTAGACCCTTCTTTAGGCTGAACGTCTTCACAGAGAAGGATGTTAAGGTTGTTGTTCCTCTAGAGAGTCGTGAGAGCGACATCCCTAAGAACGCAATCTACATCAGCTTTGAGAACTCCGTTAGCGATGAGGTTATTGCCGCGGTGAGGGCAATGGTCAACAATGTGAAGTGGACCAAAGAGGGCAAGACTACTGATGCCTACATGATCTGCCATTTCACCAAGGATACCCGTAAAGAGCCTGCCAACAAATGGCAAACGGTGAGGAAGTAAAAACTAAAATATATCTATCAAAAGATAGATATTATAGATACTACTGGACAACATCACAAACACCAAATCTAAGAAAGATATCCATTATATCATTGAGTATACCTCTATATGTTAGATAAACCTTACCATCTAGATATCTAGAGCCCATTTTGACGCGGTCTTTTGACTCTTCGATACTCATCATTCGAGAGTATACATCTATAATAGATTCCGCTCTTTTAGCAAACTCTATCGCAGCAAATAGATCTTGTTCAATCTCCTCTCGAAACGCATCTACCTTCACATGTAGCTTTCTCATCGCTTCCTGATGTGACCGTGCTATTACACAATATTCCAGTTTCTCATCGTCCTCTATAGAGTAGTATAATTGAGGTTCATCCGATTTCTCATCACTACATTTTTGTAATGCATCCTCTATAGTCTGATCAATATTAATTATTTTATTGAGACTAGAATCACGTGTGACAATAATGAATCTATTTTGCATATAGTATTCCTTCCATGATTCAGTATCTCCTTTATGTGGAAATAGCTCCATACTAAGAGCGATGGCGAAGTGACCATTAGTGACCATCTTCTCCCAGAAAGCCTCATCATCTAGGTGCCCATAATATGCTACCACATCACTGTGGCTCAAATCATATGGCTCTTTGACAACGTTTGACGATTCCATTTACTACAGTTGGAGGTATATTGGATTATCAATTTGTTAAATTGAATCTGTAATTACCATTGAATATGGAAAATGAATACGCAATACGTCTGTTACTTTTTCCATAACGAGCAGCATCAGCCTGTGCCTGTGTTCATTGGTTCTCTAAAGAGCCTTAACGAGAATATACTAGAGAAGCATGATCTGAGTTGGGATCCAGAGGAAGATGCTCAGGTTATCAGAGTTTCTAATAATCCACATGAGGAGTATTGTTCTTTTTGTGGTCTTAATCCCGGTATCTGGTTTAGTGGTCAGGATTCCAGCTGCCATGTGAGCGATACTGGATACTTCTTCATTACGGAGCTACAACATACTGATCTCAAATCAACATATGAGGATGCACTTAGTGCATTTGCCGACTTCCTAGCAGACAATATGGATAATCCTGATCCTGATGGTGAGTAGAGAGATCCTAGTCGTGTAACATATAATAAACTGATTATCTATCTCATAAGAAGATAGATAAATGGCGTTTACTAAAACGGTTACGATTTCTATCAACGTGGATATCTACAATATAGGCGACGATACCGATCCAGATTATCCCTCCCTCAGAAAATCTATTGTAGATGCAATAAATGCTGGTGGTAAATGGTCAGACACTAACGGTTCAATAGCAAAGTATATCAGCTATTTTGACATAGATTTTGTAAGTGAAGGAGATTCAATCGCAATGTGACCTAATATAATTTCACTAAGAGCCGCTAATCGACAGGTATATTGGGATGATACATACTATAAAGAGAGCAATACAGATCTATATAAAAAGTGTGGCGCTGTTGCTACTTTTGATCTGGTCATCACCAGTAATGTAGACGCATCAGTGATAAATCAGTTCTATAAGGCATTCAACTACTGGTCTAAAAATTACATGGAAGATGGTTGGACAGAATTAGGATTTATCATGTATACAGTTTAGAAATATATATGTATGCATAAAGCATACATATACCTTACTCTTTCTTCTCCATGAGGATTTTACATATCTCGGGCATCTTCCGGTAGTAGAGGTTCATGCTGACGTCCGCATATTTGTTTCCATAACGTTCCGTAAATATACGATCAAATTCATCTACATTTATAACACTGAATGTAATATCAAATGCCCTATCACGCTCCTCATTTATAAATCCAAAGAAGTCGACTAACTGGAAGTATTTCTGAATATCGATCTTCCTGATACGCTCCTTAATCACATCATAAGGCAGTAGATCCTGCATATATCCCAGCATCACCTCAACAACAGATGATTCAAATGGTAGACTAACTTCTCTCATCCTTCCAGATAGATCCTCCTCAATATCTTGTATTAGTTTAGAATATCTCCGCAATGATGGATATACAGCATATAGCGTCTTATCCTCGCACTTGAGAGCAATAATTAGATCAGAAACAGAATCCATTTTATATATTTCTGAACAGTTAGGATATCAGTTTCCGACATATGGACAATTAGAAGAACCAGTTACTTGTAAGATACCAAAATAACAGATATACCAGTAAATATACCAACATGGATCCTATTACGGTTCCCCAATCCTCATGGTCTACATGTATCCCTATTTCTTCGCCGTAGTATAGATCTGCAATACCGCGATCATGTGCACTAGCCTCTTTGCTATCATATGATCCAGGTAGTGTATATAGAGTCTTTGGGGCACCTAGAGCATCATTTAGGAATTTATTTGCTATCATTGTGCAGCTATAACCCCTTTCTCTGCCTTTAGATGTAAATGGTGATCCCAAAAGCATATTTATCTGATCCATAACAGACATATACTCTACATCATGATGCCTGCGGTAGAACTCCCCTATATTCTCTTTTACAGCTTTCCGATATTCTGGTTTTAATGGTCTATATGCAATACACCTATAGTGCTTGAGCTGATGATCATAAGGTATACATCTGAAACATGCACGAGTTCTATCTACAAGCTCCATAATATGAAGCTCTCCACTATCCATACTGAAGTCAAGTTTAGGATTCTCAGGATCAAATGCACCAGCTGAATCTCCCTTGCCCTTTGGGACTAATACTGCAATACCCACGTGATTCCATCTACTTGCTGTAAAGAATCTAGTCGTGTTAGACTTAAATGATTTCCTGCTGAATAGTAGTAGGTCTCCAGTTTTGATATTAGATAGATTGAAATCGTATATAAATGAAGTCATTTTATATAACAATATAATAAAACGGTCTATATAAAATAAAATAGATGGATGAGTTTCTACCTGTCCGATGTCTCACATGTAATAAAGCTTTAGGGCATCTACAGAGACCACTTGAGGCACTACTAGACAAGGGTTATTCATATGCTGACGCTATGACAGAACTCGGTATAATAAAGATATGTTGTAGAATGAGAGCCATGAGCCCAGAAATACAGCTACACGCTATACAACCCATATACATGAGAGAAACCGAAAAACAAACGGCTACCCCAACTACAACCTCTACAACCTCTGCTCCAGATATCAGCGTTCCTAATATACCAGATCCAAATGCATCTAACCAAACAGTATATGTCGCACCGCCTAAGAAGTTTACCATACCTAAGGCATACTTCGCTAGATGAAAAATGACAAATAAACAGTATATCATAAATCAAAAATGCTGGTGTTTATCCGCCATGGAGAGAAGTCCTATAATAATTCACAAGTTGGTATTCCGGAAGAGTCATTCAAACATGATCCACCGCTAACAGAAGATGGTTACATTGCATCAAGAGATAAGGGTATACAACTACTTGATGAGTTTGGTATACCTGACTATATAATAATTAGCCCATATGAACGTTGTAGACAAACTGCTGATTCTATTCTTAAAGGATTAGCATCAAAGGATGTCCCAGTAGAAAACATTAAGATATATGTGGATACCACTGTATCTGAATACTTAGGTAATCATCCAACTGAAAATCTTCATGTAACTAGCAAGACAAGTGAGTTTAATCCACCTCATCCAGAAACATTTAGCATGTTCTGTAAGAGAGTGAATAGATGCTATGAGTTCCTGACATCTAACTATATAGGTAAGAAGGTATGGATCATTACACATGGACTCGTTATGTCCCGCATCTACAGGCTAGCACATAATAAGGGGAAACAGAAGTTCAAATATCTAGAGCACATGTTCATTGGTGCATAAGTATACCGCTTTAGTGACTCATATATCAATATAAAAATGATATTGATAAAATGCTTTCTGTGATAAAATGTCGATATCAAAGATATCACAGCGAGACTTCAAATATGTTGTATTCAACACTAGCTACGTAGGGAGATTATGTCAGATGTTCAAGTTAAAACCAGCAGATGGGGTAGACGCGAAGCTAACTGATCAAATAGAATATTATCCTGATCCTGATGACCCGGTGCCGCTATTCATATATGATAAATATCATGTTGGCGGTTTATGGATAAATCCTAATATCGACTATGACAAATATAAAGATGATATCAATACCATTATTTTAGATATCAAAGCTGATAACTGCATAGCATTTGAGAGGCCCCTTATCTGTCCATCAATGTTTCTCATGGATCTGGAATACTGTGGTTGGTTCTCTATTATGGATGTTACCATTCATATCGATAAGTTTCAGCCTTTTGCTATGGTCTACTGGGCAGATACATATAGGAAGGATAAAAGGACCTTATACTACTGATACATCTAGAATATGTATAATCTTATACATATATGTTTACCTTAGTATTATAACAAGGAATACGATAACAATCAGCAACATTACTGCGATCCATCCATTATACGGATTGATATGATAGTTGCATACAATATTACGTATAGCCTTGACATCGTTGTCAACCCATGAGTTGCCTTCGAGGAATGAGGCAATGGAACCTCCAACCTGGGTATCATTAACATTACACATCTTACATAGATCACATGATGGAAACAGCCCCTCTGGAAGATACTGCCACTTAACTGGAAGTCTGGTTCTACTTAGACGTCTCTTTATCAGTCCTGGTCCCGTCCAATCAAGTATACATTGATGCTTTTCAAGCATGCACGCCCATCTACCATCAGACCCGCAATTCAGAGGGCTAAATATATCTTCTAGGCATTCTAGCCAGAACTTTTCGTAAGGCTTAGACATAAGAAAGTCATTACTTGGACCGATAAATGATCGTCTTAGAAATATATCATTACTTGTGTCTACAGACTTAAGTAGCTCATTGAATGATTTATGGCATATAAAATCAAGATCTATGTATATTCCACCATATAGATATAGATACATATACCTTATGGCATCCGCGCGCATTATTGGATACCACAGTGCATTGTATCCAGATACATATTGGGGAAAGTGATCCTTTACAAACTGTAGATTATCATCGTCAGTCATAAGTGTATATTCCCAATCAGGATTGAGCTTTCGTATGCTATTATAGCCACTTAGCCATCTATCTGGTATATCCCTAGTTTTCCATGTTTGCATTATACGTTTGGGTATATCCATTTTTTATACTAAGTGATAATGATATATTTTTACATCAACTGATAGATAGATACACATCTGGAATATAGAGACAGATATAACTGTAGGCCGTAGTTATCGAAAATTGGTTGCAAAATTATAATTATCTGAATACAACAAATGGATTGCGAAATACGTAGCTGCAAGAACAAGAATCACGGGACCCAGTGTGGAATCTGCAATGCATATTTTTGTGGAGATCACTCTGTATTCATGTTAGTTGAGATATTCTCTAGATACATATGTGCTACATGTGCAACAAAAAACGGATTTAATATACGTGACCATGAGAGGATTATTAGTAAGGACTGCTTTCGCTGTGGCGATACTACAGATATAGCAGGTATAGTAGATAAATGTAATTATTGCGATAACTTTGCATGCTGCATGGAGTGTTACGAAAATGGGTTCGAGTTTGATATGGCAACTGGTAAATCATTATGCCATAGTTGCTGTGATAGATTACATCCTGATTGGAATAGTAGAAGATGTAAATATTGCAACGCGTATAATGCTCTATATAGTGATAATGGCGAGGGGATCTGTGACAATTGCTGGATGCAATTCCATGCATTAGATGCCTATAATGGCTCATTCAGAGGATAAAAACAAAAATATACCCCAAGAGGGTATATTTATATCATTTGAGGATCGTCACTATTCAGACTTCATCCCGCCTGCTACAACCTTAGCTACTATATCCATTTGCTTATGTGGATAACCTCTCACACTAGCAAGTATATTATCCATTATATGTAGCAGTATTGCTTGTTTCAATCCCACATTTACAAGACAAATAGATAGTATTGCGGCATGTGTCATATATACAATATTATAGAAAAGAGTTTTATTGGATTCATAGCATTGCATAGTATACAATATAACAGATAATGCCATAGTATATCCATTATGATAATAAACCAGTGGTCCTCTAAATACAAGCTCCTCCATAATGGCACATAAATAGAAGATATTATATTCCATGAATATATCTACCATTACACCCATAATGCTACGATTAACAAGTGACATATATGCCTTATACACATCATAGGTGTTTGAGTATCCGGCAAGGCTAAAGTGAAAGGAAATTATGTATCCCACGAAAAACGACACTACATCCATTTTATTATAGTTGATCTGTATATATGTATTTGTTACATATATAATATGTTTACATTATTCATGTTTATCTGGACATTCTTTCCTTTTGTGCCCGACCTTACCACAATGGTAGCATCTATCTCCATAGCCTGCAAAAGGGCATCCGTCGCTATGCTCCATTATAGTTCCGCATATATTACATTTCTTACCCATTTCTAGCACTTTAGATACTATATGTGTGATATGATCCACCAGCTTGAATTGTGTTTTTTCATCTCTCTTTAGGCCTAACGTCACTATGGGATACAAAACTTCAAAGCAGAACCTCCCACATTCATCTTGTGGAAACGGTCTACCTCCAAAGTATTCTATTTCTCTCTCAATATCAATCTCTATTGCATCAATATCGAGATACTTGTGATTAACATCTACGAGAGCTACCAATAGCTTTGTCGCGTTAGTAATGACCCTATCAGTATTCATTTTTAGATCTCAAATGAGGAATAATATTTCATTTTTATATTATTCTTGAGATAGTCCCTAACTATCTGCGATGATAATCATACCGCCAATAAACTGATACTTAACATCCTGATAGTAGATAACTTGCGGTGTATCAGTGGGGAAGCTAAACTCCTGATCAGTGCCAATATCAATAATAGGTGTTCCCTTAAGAGGTTTAGCTGTGGGACCTCCTAAGGGACTGTCAGTAAACATTAGCTTGAAACTGCCATCTTTCTTACCCTTAAATGTAAGTTTATATAGACGACCCCGGCGAAGCTTCAGTGTCCTACCTGGGTTACGTTCGATATGATATGCTTGATCAATAGTAATATTCTGTTCGAACTTATGTCCCTTCTTAGAACCCATAGATATAACTATAGGAACAGATTTCTCGCTTGGTGCCTTCTTTGTTATCATATTTTGTGACTGCTCAGTAACTGTCGTCATGGTAACAGGGGCTACCTGTTGATCCTTAACGGTGATCTTTTCATCCTTACGCGGCTTACTCTTACGGCGGTCCTTATTGTGGGTTTTATCCTTATCTCCATGGGTCTTATCTTTATGCTTGCGATCTGCTTCCTTGGGTTTTGGTGCTGTTGCTAACGTAGGATCCACAAGATCATCCCGACCACGCTTCTTAGTTATTGTTGGTTGCTCACTCATCTTGAGATTAGTGGCTAATGCCTCAAGATCAGTAACGGTAGCTTCTGCATCATAGTCAACCTCCTCAAGGTCACGAGGGTTGATGGTCATTGTCTTGACCTCTTCTGTGTCCTTAGTCCCCTTCTTGTGCTCGTGCTTCTTATGTTTACTCATTTCAGACATTCAGCTATTTATTTATACATATATGTTGTATATGTATATCATGTTTAAAATGCATCTATCTCAACATCCATAGGGGGTTCTTCTTCATCTGCATTTTCTATTTCGTCTTCTGCTTCATTTTCTGCTTCATCTATAAGTTCTGTCTCTTTTTCACTTGCTACTGTTTCCTCTTGAGGAATGGTATTTCCATACTGCTCATATTCTTCTACTGTTGCTAATCTATACTTCATGTTAAAGCCCATACCATTGAGATAATGTGTTAATAGTTTCATGCTGTATGGCATTGTTAGTCTACCAAAGCTATCTTTAGTAGCCTTACCCTTACACTTCCTACAAGAGTATTTATTTGCAAGAGCATCTGCAATAGCAAGTGTTCCACACACTTTACAATATATAGTCTCATAAGCATCAGAAGTTAATCTCTCCTGTAAGAATTTAGCGGCTCCGTGGCCTAATACTCCGTCGCGTTCCATCTCCCCAAACCTCATTGCACTCCCTCCGGAGAAGCGACCACCAAGTGGAACGTGTGTCATCGCACTTATGCTTCCACATTGCCTCATCTGTATCTTATCTATAACGTGATGTCTCAATGCTTGGAAATAGTTGGGACCGGCGAATATGCGAGACTCTATCATCTCACCTGTTATACCACTTATCATTCTATAATTACCATATGGTTGTAATCCATAGTCTCTAAGGACTCGTGCATATCTCTTATTGTTAACTGGCCTAAATGCAGTTGCATTTATTCTTTCACCTTTTATCACTCCAGCAGTGCTGTCTAGCACCTCTATCAGGTAAGCTAACGTCATTCGCGATGGGAGACAAGACGGATTAACTAGTATATCCGGATGGCTCATGTAACGCGTCCCGGTGTATTTAGATTTCAAACCCTCTCGTCGATATATCAGCTTAGACTTAGGCTCTGGGGCGGACAACTCACCAAATGGTGCATCCAAGAAGAATGGCATGTCCTCATCATTTACTATTAGAGATATTGTTGCCTTTTGGGCATACCTTGGTGCAAACTTATCGCCAACACGCGGTATGCGACTATCCCTAATCTTAACTACTACTAGATCTCCTTCGCGATATATCTCCTCTACAGTGCCGCGCTCCTCAACGCCCATAAACTTAGACTCATTGGATCTAACACTCTTACCATTAACATTGGCTGTTTTTATCCTACCGATGATACATTGTCCGGGTGTCATATATCTTCCCTTTATAGGTAATCCATCATCTCCAATATTGATATATTTGTCTTCCTGACCGGGTCTTATATCTGGCTTACCAAACTCTTCAACAATACCTTTCGTATTTCTGTTCAGCTTAAGTTCTATATTATACCACTTGATTATTCGGAAACCGCCCTTATCAATAAATCCCTTTCGGAATGCGAATGCATCCTCCTGCATAAAACCGCCATATGTCATAAATGCAATGATAACCATCTCACCTGCCGGTAGATCATTAAGGCCTATCATCTGGTTAATCTGAGGCTCAAATATAGGACGAGTTGGATGAGCAAGCGTTTTAATTTTACCATCAAAGCGCTTCAGATAGTTACTATGGTATAGGCCGAGACTATTATGAACACAGAATCCATTTGCTATAAAGCTTGCGTTACTAGATTCTACTGTAATATCTGATATAATATCATTGGGATCTCCTACTATCGATTCAACTGGAACAAATATTGATTTACCCCTAGTAGTTACTATGGTTGACCAATACTCAACACTCTGTTCAGGTTTAAGCTTTGGTGAACTTATCTTATTACCTTTCTTATATGATTGAATAACATCATTAACCCATGGACCTTTTAGATCTAACTCTCGATTGATATCGGCACCTGTATATCCTTTATCGAATAAATCTCTAACTCTTTGGACTCGCTGTCGATATTCCTCGCATATCCCTTCTAGATAAAGGAGATATTCAACAACAATACCGCTATCTCTGAGCTTATAATAGTCATATCTATATCCAATTGTCTTGAAATACCTTATTATATTCTCATGTGATTCACTGAGCTTTAATGCAACTGTTATTTTATCGGTCTTCTTCTTTATTTTCTTCTTGACATAGTTTACTTCTAGCCCGAATTCTCTGAATAAATCTGCCACCTGATTCATATAAGTAATAAGAGATTCTATATACTCCCTTGACTTACATAGAGCTGTTTCTGGGAAGCTGATAGAGCTTTTAGCACCTTCACGTTTCTGCCAGCGTATCCTAGCACCATCACCTCCTTGAAATCCTGCTAGGAACTCTCTCTTTACAAGTTTAGATCCTTTCATAATCCATTCTGGAACCAGTTGTCCCTGATTAGTCGTCTTTTTACCAAGTGTGAGGCCTAATGCTATTAGTAAACTAGCTAATGCATCACTTCTCTGTATATAGTATCCGTGATGCACTGCACCCTTTACTTCATTATATCTCTCCTGTATTTTTGTTCTATTAAAGCCTAGCTTTTCTATATCTGACATAAAGTCCTGACATCCCTCTAAGCTCCCAAATACTGCTACTATTCTAGATGCCTCATTAGCACCATTATGTCTTTCATAGATACCGGCACTTCCGTCTGTGCTAATATAACCAAACATTCTCGCAAGAATAGGAAGCTTATCCGAATCATAATATAAGGGGAGTAACCCGCGCTTCTCCAGATCTATTATATGTTCCTTTATCGGAACTAATGTATCATTAAACCATTGAATAATATCACTAGAGTCCATTATAAGTTTATGTTCCGTAGTTGTATCTACGGGTTCTGGTTCCAGGGCTATACCTAATTTTGTTTCTCCTACTTTGAAATCTTTTACCTCAATCCAACCGCTATCCGTTATGAACTTATGATCAAACGTAGCAGTTATTGTTCGGCCTGATTTTGTAGTTATCTTATAGCATTTCTTATCTGTATGATTGGTGTATTGGTCCATGACCCTAGTATCCGACACTTCTAATGTCTCAGGATCAAATGTCTTTACTATATCTCCTATTCTGATATCCTTAATCTGTTTATATGAGCCATCGCTCATCAGGACTGGAGTATCTGGCTTTAGGCACTGTTTACCCATCATGCATTGGAATACAAGGCGTGGGCCTTGATTGTGATCAGGGAATGGTATAATAGATGCAGCAAATCCAAGAAGTGCAGTTGGATCAAGTTCACAATGTGTATATCTGTATTCTAGCATCCCAATGATAACATCTATATCACCACCCATTATCTCCTCACCACGTGCACGACGTTCCTCTAGGTCAGACATTAGACTTATATCGAGCTTTCCGGCCTTCACTAGCTGATCCCTATGTGCATTAACATCATTCGCAAACATTGCAATATCAACGAACTCTTGCTCTGATGGATCAAGATATTCTATACATCCGTTCTCAAGTAGAGTTGACCAATCAGCACCCCATAGTTTCTTCTGTTCTATTACTAGAGATTGTGTATCCCGATCAACTACAAGCAATGGCCTTACTGGACGACCACTATCAGTATATACGTAGAACCTGTTTATTATATCATCGTTAACTATTGAAGTATACATATTGATCTCGTTCTTGCGCTTGAGATATCGGAGATAATCCTCCATAGATCGTGCATCACACCATCCCAATGGTTTAGAATTCATAATGAATTGTGATGTGTAACCCTCGGTTGGTATCTTACTGAGTCTGCTTACTATCAACTTTCTAATAAGGCTATCGTCCTCATCAATAGTGACGGAAGCGGTAACACCCATGTGCTTGATAAACCCGGTTTTGTCACGCTCAGGTGTTTCTATACTGCATACAAAACCATATTGGGTATCCTGGACCTCTCTCTTAGAGACCTGTTTATCATTACTAGATGTATCTACATCTATTTGAGTAATATGAGAGTATGTGGCAACAAGTGAGTCTCTCTTTAATATCTGTGTAACATTATTCATAACCCAATATCCGTTTATACCCCACTTCTTAGTAGAGAAAGAGCTCTCGAACTGCTCAAATATTATACTATTCCCGTGTTGTGCAAGATATCTAGCCGCGCCATCTAAATAGCTATTAGTAACATCTAATTGGACCGACATTATAAGCTTCTTCCATGCATCTCTGAATAGCTTATACATCGTATCATTGGGTTTCTTCAGTTGTTTGTTACTCCAGCTATCGCGATCATCAAGCTCTCGAATACCTGCCATATTCTCTGCTATCTGTATAACCATAAGGGCTAGCATCTGTAGTTTATACTTCGCTGGATCATCTTCATTATTACACTGAGGGAAAAGCTCATTAGTGAGAACAGTATTTATATAATCCTTCCAATACTTTTGACCAGCCTCATCGGGAACCCCATTCTTTTCAAGAGGGGGAGCACTAGTCTGTAACTGTTCATTACCCTTTGTTTTTCGCTTCTTACTCTCTATTATACGATAGGAATCATATACTTTCTTTATTATATACTGGTAATCATCACCAACTTTTCGGAGCTTATCGAAGCTGACAGCAAGTGCATTCATCACTCGGCGCCTATGCTCAGGTCTTATGAACATATTCAGTAGAGTAACTAAACTATCATAGGTTAACCCAAACATCCTGAACACCTGCATAACACCAATAGAGTTATACTTGCTATTCTTCTTGATCTTGAATCCATTAAGAACAAGCTTCAATCCATTATGTTTACCTAATACTATCTGAACGACAGTTGTTCCTCTAGCAGTAGGACATGTTAGCTTAACAGTCTTAGTTCCTTTAGGATCAATTGATAATAGTGGTTTATTAGCTCTAAGCTGTTCCTTCAGAAGTATAACCTCTTCGCTACCCTTGACAATAAAGTAGCCTAATGGATCATGTGGACACTCTCCGAGTTCCCTTAATTCAACATCTGTTTTGTTCCTGAGATAACAGTATTGGGAACCGAGCATTATAGGCAATTTAGTAACAGGTATACGGACGCGTTTATCTTCAGCATTGACCTGGACGAACTTACCGTTAACAAGTCTCTTATGTATTAGATCTACATATATCTGTGCTGCATATGTTTTATGGATAAATCTAGCCTTATTCGGATATAGTTCTTTCTTACCCTCATATAGAGGTGGTGCATAGTAGACATTACTAAATGTTATTATATCTTTACCATAATCTATAACTGTCGACATTATGGTATTTCTTATATCTTTCTCCATCATCACATCGAAACCACGTATGTGACTGCTCGTGAAACCGTCAAATGTAAAATATATCTTCATTAGCTTACCCTCCTTATCAAGTATAATTTCACCCGGTTGTGCTGAAGTTGTATCATCTATTAATTCTATTTCACGCCTGAATGGCGGCGGCACAGGGAGTGCCAGTATCCTCTCCGACTTTATAGATAATTCTTGCATTCATGAACTGGGCTATTTTTTATTATTGATCTAATATATTTGATCAATTTATAATCATCGACAAAGAAAAAACTACATGACATATGTCTATAAACTGAATCTATAAATTAGTGATGATGATCTAAAAATGGATAAGCTACTCTTTATCGCGCGTATAAACCTCTCCATTGAGTATACTGTTCCACAAGATGCAAGGAAAAGTATTGCATCACTTGTAAAAAGGATTATCGATAAAAATCGGTCTGTGGATGGACCGGGGGATCACAGGGGTGATACCAATGTAGCAAACTTTACAGGTCTAACAGGCGCACCCGGTCCCACTGGTTTACCCGGTCCCAGTATTATAGGATTGCATGCCCCTTCTGTTACTACCAACATTCCAAATTGTCAATATATTATGACACTTGGTAGTTCAAACTCGCCACCGGATTTTAATAATCCCGCGTCAGAGAAGAATATAGACAAATCAGATCTGGATATCGATCTCATATTAAATAATGATACCATTATGGATGCCTTCATTAAGGATAATGAGGAGACAATCGTTAGATGCTACAGAATAACATGTGGAGATCCATTAGAACTCCATGAAATAAATAATATTGACTGTCGGTTAACAACAGAGCTGAAGTTCACAAATATGTCTATTCATATACCGGTAACCTCAATGATGCAGAGTAAACTCTATATAAGTCGTATGATAGAGATAGAGGCACTACCTAGAACTATAGATATACCCTTCAGTATGACATATGCAGCCGCAGATGCTATTAGTGATCTACTATGCAAAGGAGAAGTAATAAAGGATAGTATAATAAAAGTTACTACGATAGATGATCTATATAGCTTCTACATGGCATTCGAGTTCCTTGATGTCAGGTTCGTGGAGTGCTGATATAAAAATGATACCGGATTTATATACATAGTATATAAATGGATTATTTAAAGAGGATTAGCACCGTAGGGATTGGCAGCTTCATATCCGTTGACAATACTCATTTTAAAGTTATGAGTGTAATTCGTGAATATAACTATGTAGTGCTTAATCTACTGAATATAGAAACACTTAGAATTATTAACAATGCACGATTTCCAGAAACTAAGATTGTAACTATCTTACGACCGATCAAGTTCGAGTATACAATCACCAAGTGTCTACCGGACTTCTACATAGATCCAAGACTCAAGAACGTAATCAATAGATATCTAGATGACGGCGAAACGATCAGGATTACTGTATACGAGTATATAGAGATATACTCCGAGATTGTCGACTTCGTAATTGTTAGATAAACAATATATATCAACTGAAGATATATATTCTCAATGAAAAGCTAGTCCATGTCTATTGCGCATGTTTGTAGATATCAATACACTTACACTCTGATCTATCCTCCTAATTCTGTTTTTATATATACGTTTGCGCCGTAATTCACATGGTGTCTTTGGTCTCCATTCACATGCTGCATATATCATTACTAACACGACAATTATAAGTGGAGACAGACATATAGACACAAACCACAACTGTGTATCCATTTTTATGTATCTGTTGTCTTTATATATTCAGTTATGAAATTGAACCTCTAAGGAGCTACATGGATATAAAATGAATATAATACTCGTTATAGGGTCCCGAGATATCGATGAATTATTGCCCGTGATAACTATGTCTGTATCCCTATATAATAAAATATCTATGGAAAGAAAAACAATTATTATTGCATCTGGTGGTAATAGCGGTGAGTATGAACTAAGTGAATCATATATGATAAAAGAGAGAATGCTGCAATTAGAAATACCGAGTAATGATATAATAGAGGAACCATACTCCCTCAATCCAGCTGAACAAATTGTATTCTCTAGAGAAATAATGAAGAGCCTACTTAAGAATAGTGACAATGAGACAGTTAATAGCAGTATTGTTTATATCGTCTGTTCCAAATACATGGTTCCAGTCATACAGTTTATCATCGAAAAGGTGAAGTTGCGATGTTCTATTGATTATATACCGGTTAGTGAAGGATATCCATACTACAAAGAATCTAACACTAATCCATTACTATATGAGTATATACTTGAGCGATATCGCAGATTCCATTTAGGATCGGAAGCAAAGACAAAGCGGTTACAATGCAATAAGTTTTCCCAGTGGTGCTCCGGTATTCTTATATACAAACCAATATACTAAAATAATATCTCATCTCTGAAGATATTATTTGATAATAAAATGGACGAGTTCCACTCATTAAGAAATACAATATTAAAGAGATTATCAAGCTTCACTATAGGTGATTTATACCCTAAGAGTGGTGATGCATTTGCTGATAAGATAAAAGCAATGGATATGAAGGAGGTAGCTAAAGGAGCGTTTGGTTCCTTCAGCCTCATAAAGGGTGTTAATCATTATGGTATCAAGACTATATTACCGTCATCAGACTTTTGTGACGGTAGGGCATATCAGGATCTAAAGAGTGGAATAATATATACAGTCCCATATCCAGAAAACCTTATCATGCGATCAATACCGATACCTGTTTCTGAAGTGGCAGTAGCTGCTATCATGACAGAGTTAACTCTGAAGAGATACTGTCTAGGTTATACAAAGATGTTTAGCACAGTTCTAACAAATGATCTGATAATGTATATTGTTGTTGAGCTTCTTAAGACTAATCCATTAAATCTTATTGTTACTGAAGGGGACTTCATACACTTCCTGTTCCAGATATGCTTTGATCTTATGGTGGGCCAGGAGATGGCTAAGTTCACACATTATGATCTACATACAGGTAATGTATTATATACAGATCCTCCAGATTGTGATTATATAGTATATCCTTTATTGGGTAGGAGGCTATATGTTAAGAGGTCAAAATTCCAGATAAAGATATCTGATTACGGGATGTCTAGAGCACAGTATGAAAATGTAATAATAACCTCAACATCAGGTGACTGCACTGTAAAGAACGATGGTGTATTCAATCCATACTTCGATATCTTGAGGTTATTATTTAGCATGGATAAGTATATCTTCACTCTTAAGGAGAACTTTAGGAACAAGATATTCAAGATAGTATTTGGAACGCTGGATATAAGTGAAATTAGAAAGACATGGGGATCACCAGAGGGATTTCCAAAAGGTTCATTTACAGGAGTGAATATAGTTCCAATGAAGCCCTTAATGCAGATTCTATATGAACTTGGGGATGTTCTAGCCTCATATAGTGAAGCAACATATACTAAACCTATCGGTAGACTTTATGAACTACAGCCATTACCAGAATATAATCTGTCTACTGGCCTATACGATCCAGATGTTAAAGAATGGCCATATTATATCCCATCCACATCTTTCGATGGTATTAATGTGCTATCTTCTAACCAGACAATGATAACTGAGAAGAGTGATCATACATTTGTATATAATTCAGATCGATTATCAAGTTGTGGTTCTTCCGGCATATTGACATCTAGTCAAAAAATAATTGAGGTATGGACCAGCAACGGAAAGAGTCCGGATGGATTTGAATTTGATTTTCCATGTTGTAAAGTAGATCCAATAGATTATCTCACAACTAATGATCTAGAAGGATTTGTTATAAATGGTGGCATCTACGATCCTCTAAGATCATTTCTACCTACTGCCCCATTCAAAAATAATAATATGCAGCAGGATGCTAACTACATATATGAGGCGTATAGAAGCCTATATGGGACAGTTATGATAGACAAATCTGGCAAAATAGTAATTGGTAAGCTACCAGAAAACAGGAGCGATCTTCTAGAGTATACAGTTGCAGGCCCAATGATGATATATAGAGGTAAAGAGATAATAACAGAGAAGCTCATCCGAGAGAGTTATATACCTATCGATGGAAAGATGGTGCCCGCTTTTGAGTGTGCATCAGATCCAATAAATATAAAAGTAGTGAAAAGGAATAAGAGAGCTATATCTGAGTCCTGTGTGATGTCACCGGTCCAGATTGTTGATATACAGAATTGTAATACATTACCACATGGATCCCTCGGAGATATATCAAATGAGCGTCCAAGAATGATTATTATACTTCTAAATGATAATAGATTAGGTTGTATATCAGTAACAGGCGATGGTATGTCTCTATTATATGCTACAAAATGGCTACAAGCTAGATTTGGATCCTCAATTGAAGCGGCTATTGCCGTAGGTGCATCTAACTGTAGGCTTGCTATACGTAAACCAGAAGATGATACTATCTATATCAATACTGAGGAGATAGTCAAGAAGCCGGAAGGATCCCTGATAGCATACATAAGGAAGCGTGGTGTAAAAATGGACATAAATACATAAAGGTATAATTAAAATGGATACACCCAATTTAAAACAGTTCCTAAAAGATACAGGTGATGACATCATAGATGCCATATGTCTGATACGAGAGCGCATAGATAAAGATGAAAATATCAATTCTGCTCTAGCAAATCATCTGAAACGATCTATATTTGAGTATGCAGCAACTCTCAGTGATCTAGTAAAGAAGGAAACTATCGATACAAAATAAATAGATATAAAATGGTAGAACCTATATCTATTGGGGCTCTGGTTGGATCAGGTGTATCTCTATTCCTTCATATTATACCTATACTAAAGAAGTTTAAATGTTTATGTCTTGGCCATGATCTGATAGAGGTTGACATTGATAAACAGAGATTAATAGATCCCAATGCTCCCGCGATTCTTAAATAACTGATATATACATCTTGTGATGTATATGTATGTTTCGTATGCTACTCGTGAATCATGCGTCGGAGCTGATCTTGTGACTTGAACTTCAGAGATTCACAGAAGTGATTCACCATGCGATGAAACTGTGGAACAGTGAACTCTCCAGCAGTGGTTCGATCAGCCATCCGGCAATAATACTTGTTACTAATGATATCGATGAGAGCCTTCCTTACATTACATTCGTAGCGACGCTCGAAAATCTCCCTATACTCAGGGCGCAGAAACCAGAGACCGATATTGAAAGCTGTTTGGGAATACATACTATTATATCTATAAATATGGATTTTTATTATCAATTTATTCTGATATACCATCCCTTTGGATATATGATCTTATCATGGATAAGCTGATAGCGGTATGCTATCTCTTTGGATATATGATCTTGTTATTATGGATAAGCTGATACGATATACTATCTCTTTGGGTATATGATCTTGTTGTTATCTGCTTTAGATTGCTGTTTTCTATTTCTCTTTATTTCTTTTATTGCCTGCTTTGATCCGATCACAGACGCGGTATATGGTATTGAATACTTTTTATGTTTCTTTGCCTGTTTTGTAGGTAAGCTATATACCATATATGGTCTTGGCCTCACAATCTCAATTGGAACTGGGGGTGGATGTAACTTAATATACACACTGAGATTATCCTTTAGTAGAGTATACAGTCTCTTACATGTAAGTGACACATATAAGAAAGACTGATTATCAAGATACATTAAGATCTCGCGCCATATATCTATCGTTATGAAACATTTCTCCATATATTTTAATTTACCGCTATATATTTATATACTGGTTCATATATACCTAATGGTATATATGTTTATTTATTTTTACTTCTACACGGAAGGCTCCGTCTCCATGGGGTAGTTATCAGGGAAGCTGCTATCATCGTTCTGTAGCTTGTATGCCATCTCGTCAAGGCCAACACGCTCACCCAGAGCCATATACATCTTATACATGAGGCGCCCATGGGGAGTGTCGGGATAGAATATGCGAATATAGGCATCACTCTTGCTACCCTCGCGATATGTCCTCTTAGAGCACTGCTGAACAGTGAACAACTTAGTAGTAGCAGAAATATAAGTGAATCTGGGTGCATCTCCAACACGATCTTGAAGGTTGACGCCCTGACCTAGAATCTGCGCTGTGGAAATAATAATGCGGCACTCTTTGTCAGTATTGAACTTAGCAACCAAAGTTTCGCGCTTATCATCATCCGCCTTACCATCGATAAGCACCGGATTGAACTCCTTCAGAGCCTCACCATAACGAGTGAAGTCAGCCATGGTAAGTGCTAGGAATACTTTGCCAGTAGGATTACGCTTAAGCGTCTCCTTAATCACCCTCACATGATCATCAAAGCAGCTCTCCTCAAGCTGGGAATAGTAACCCTGAGCAGCTAGAGTGCACTTACGATCATATGTGCCTGTATTCTCATCAAATCCGATGGCTTTAGCCATATCCCTAATGAGATTATCTAGCTTCTTAGCCGTAGCACTGTTAGTTATCTTATAGAAACCATTAGCAATATCAAGCTTCACATTGCCCATATCCATGCGAGGCATAGCAGATGAGATCTTAGGCAAGAGTATATTGTAGGTCAGATACTCTGCCATCTCCTTAGCCTCATCTGCCTTAACAGGAAGGCCGTGCTCTTGTATATATTTCACGGTAGTGGCTTCATCAGCCTTTTTGCAATGATTGACAAGCTCATGGAAGCCAGTCAACTCAATGCCCTTCTTGCCACCAAGGTTCCTATAAAGGGCGTCCTCCTTGATGTGCCTAGTAATGTAGAGGAAGCTCACAGGGTTTTCCCATGGTGAGCCGCTAAGGCCAAGCATACGGCTCATGCCACCGCACTCACCACCGGTCATGCACCTGACGAACTCTCTAACAGCGTCATACTTCTGGTTTTCATTCTTAATGAACTGGAACTCATCCAGAACAATAAGTATGCCACTCTTGATGTATGACTTCAGCAAGCTGGTAGCGACAAAGGTTACCGACTTACCCTTGACATAGTCCTTACGCTCCAAGAGACCATGATCAGGGCTATTCGCACCTGCGCCTGCCAGCTTGTTATAGCTGATTACGTTGATGATATCAACATCATACTTCTCACCAGCCGTCTTCCATGTCATCTTCACTGATTTGGGGCATATTGGCAGGATACCCATACCAAAGTGACGTGCGATATAGCACGCTACCTCAGTTTTGCCCTTTCCCATAGTGGATAGGTCAAACGCACTATAGTTAGACGTCAATATGTCAATCAGTTTCTTAGCATGCTCGACTTGATGTGGAAGCAGAGTGATCTTGGAGCGCGCCCTAATCAGCTCCTTACGCTCCTTCACCAACTTGATGTGGGGATGTTCATCACCCTTTCGCTCAGCCAAGCGCAACGCATCCATCTCTGCGCGGAAGCCCACCATGTTGACCCTTCCCTTCTTATTGAACTCGCGCTCAAATATGTCTTGGAATCCATATCCGAGCTTGCAGAGATCCTTAATAGGAATAGCGCCAGCATTTTCAGAGAGGGCCTTCTCAATGGCATCGCGATCGTTGGTTCCGAGAATGTTTCCGAGATTAGAAGCCATGTATAAAATACCGTATTTGGAAGTTGTTTGGATTATCTATTCACCGATGCAATTTCGCGATCAGTTTTGCCGTCATATGCTTCGTGCCTGATCTCCAGTGGCAGTTACCATACCGACATATTTTAGCCCAGAAGAATAATTTTTTAAAGATAGATGCGTATCACTGGGAAGGTGTTACCATATCAGCATGAGTAAAATGAAATGCTAAAACATATCATCCATAGACAAATGAATATCAGATACAGTTTTGTTATACGCGATACTGAACGCAGGCTGGAAGTGGATCCCATTACCATCAAGAAAGTTGGACTACTTGATAGGATGGTATCTACGAAGGCTGCCACTATAGAAAAAGACCAATCCGGTGCTATAATACTGGATGATAGGTGTGATTTTAATATACTAAGTGATGCCATCAAGTATCTCGCATCTGGTGATACATCATTCATTAGACATCTAGAACAGGATCCTAATACCAGTCATGAGAAGTTAATGGATATCTGTGACTACTACGGTATAAAGCTACCATACTTCATATCTAACCCCGAGTTCTACAGGATCAAATGTAGAGAGGACCACATCCGCAATATCTACGATACCGCCACTCCTGAGCAGCGTAGATTATGCCTGATAGAGATCACTCCTGAGCATTTTAAACTGTTTAGAAGTGATGTAGATACTAATAATAATAATTTATTCCCCAACTACAATCCGGATAAGAAATATAAGAGAACTATATGCCCGGTTGATAGGATTAAGGGTATGAAGCTTAGTAAGAAATCCAGAATAACATTTGAATCGGATAATGCTCTTGATCTGGTGCTAGAGGGTCTGGCAGCACTGTATACCAAGTATAATATACCGCATTGTTTCAAACTTGCAGGTGGGTCATTATTGTCTTCCATAATGGGTCATGATATAAACGATCTCGATCTATTTCCTATACTCGACAATGAAACTATGGCATTTGATGCAATAGACCAGTTCGCAGAAGCATCTATTAGAGACCATAATGTATATACCGCATTTAGGACAAGGAATGCAATAACACTCTGTGTAAATGCTCATGTATTCCAGTTCATAGGTAGGATCTATAAGGATATATCTGAGATAGTATATGGATTTGATGTTGATTGCTGTGGTATAGTATATGATCCAGATACGCATAAGTTATATATGACCGAAAGGGCATTACATGCCTTTAGAAGGATGACTAATACATTCGATCCAGAAAGGAGTTCTACTACATATGAACTTCGGCTTGCTAAATATGGTAGGAAGGGATTCTCTATCACCATTGATCACTTTGACCGTAGCCTTGTGAGATATCTAGACCTAGCTAGATTTGTAAATATAGCCACACACCCAATTGATAAGAAACACCAATATATGAGCTATGAAGAGAGTAGGGAGGCACTAGTTATAGGCTTAGATCCATATGTTGAGTTAAAGGGGATAAGTATATTACTCTTCTTTGAGATAGTGGATATCAGGAACTGTGGTCTGCGTGTGTATAGTGACTATAATATGGGATATCGTGTTGATGCACACTCTATCTCTAACTGGAACATGATTCATTCAGAACCTGAGGATGAAGAGAGAAATAGAAAGATCTACAAAGTAGTTCACTCTGTAATTCATGATAGCAAGTTTACGCGCATACAAACAAGATATGAGAAACACATTGCTACCAACGTTCCGGTAAAGGAATTCTATATACCGCCATTTAGGTTCATTACTAGGGATCCGGGTGCACAGGTATGTGGCTCGTTCCATAGAACGATTATCGATAATCCAGAAATCTGGTATGATTCACCATTTATTGGTCCTGATAGATCCTCATATAGAGAGATCAAGAGAATGCAGATTACTGATCAAAGAGGATATCATTCACATGGGGAATATACATCTATACCCACTATAGCGGCTATTAAGTTCCAGCAAATGGTGATAAAGAGACCATCAAGATCACAGATACTAAAAAGAGAGGATATAACAACCCATCAATTTGACTATCTACTTATCTCTTATGATGTGCCAAATCTCGCAGGGAGGACATTCAAGGGAGTGAATATAGCGGTTTGTATAAGGGTTGACTTCACAGGTTCAAATAATAGATATAAGAAGGTCTATGGTATAATATCTAGATTCCTTAATTATGATGATAGAGAACCATATATTCCTACCCTATACATTATTACGGACAAACTATTTGAAGAAGTATATGATCTAGATATACAGATAGGAAGAATCATGAAAGTCATACCAAAGACAAAGAGAGCTATAAAGAGTAGAAAGTCACAATCAAAGGCTCTCAGTAACCTATGATCAAATACATCTATATAAACATATATAGATAAGGTCACTGTGATAATGCTGCGTAGAATCCGGAATTAGGCTTTATCTTCGATCTCCTCTTTTTCACATATGCCATAGCATCATTAACATTTAGTCCCATTGTTTTCATTATATAGTATACTACAAAAGTAGCAGACCTAGACACTCCTGCATAGCAGTGTATAAATACATTCTTATTAGACATTAGGCATAACTCTATATATAATCTTATTGTATCTAGATAATGGTCTATCTTTTGAGATGGATGATCATTAAGGGGTATCCGTAATATATTATCCTCACTTATGAACTCTGGATACTTCAGGTATGATAGTTCTCGACTTACATTTATTATAATCTTTATCTTGTTATTGAATAGCCACACGGGATCAGTTGCCTCTTTATACCCTCCTAAGTATAATCCTGACACTATTTCTGACATTTTATACTCAATGATCTATCTTATACTGATATAAAATGCTATCTACAAATACACATAGTTATGATGGAACACTTGGTCAATGGCTACCCAGTATACAGAAATATATAGATGAATATAACTCGATAAGCGAAGAAAACAAGAGGAAGATACCGGGAGATCTTAAGGAAAAGCTTAAAGGTAACCCTGAAATGCGTGGAAATGCAGAAGCAGGACTAATGTTATTATCCGCCGACTTCCAGAAGGCTCCAAATTATGATAACTCTAATGGTTTATGTGCAGACTATCTAATGTATATCTGTCTATCTATTAAGAATGAGGATTTCGATAAAGCACTTCTTGAACAGATAGGTGATATAATAACACTAGGTCCTTGCCCTCAAGGCAGAACAACCAGACTACTCCAGATTATTTTACCATTTATAGATAGTCCGAGTCAACAACAGGCTACATCGACAGGCGAAAACACTGAAACGCAATAAAAATAGACACATAAATAACTTTGGTATATGTGCATAGATCTCGATTCCGGACGTTGTGTATAAAGCTAAAGTTACTACATGATAGTGACCCGAGAACCGCTTTCTGATTATCTACCTGTAAAAAATTTCATGTGAAATTTTTATCTTTTGTTATATTTAGATGTGTAGCTCAACTTTCAGGTAGTCACCAGTGTATTCCTCAAAGGCGATACTAAAGTAATTACTCCACAATCTCGAACTGATAGGTCGTATCCTATGGATCGCCTCTACGAGATCCCGCAGAGTGATACCACCCTCATTATTGGTGATAGACCATTCATATTCGCTATTTGAGAGACCTAAATTATAGTAAGAATCACCGCTTTGTAGATGTATATAAAATGTTTTTAGATCAGGAAGTGGTATGTAATCCCATGTGATACTCCTCAAGAACGACTCTATCTTTTGATAGGCAGTATTGTTATCAAGTTCATCTTTATCTATATTCATAAGCTCATTTGGCACGGCAGCCTTAATGAGCGTATCGTCCTCTGATGATAGATTTTCAACGTCATCAATAAGGGCATCCCTAAAGCAGCCAATATCACTAAATTTTAGCTCTTTATATCTCACTTCCCACACAACAGGATGAACATATGCGCATATAGAGGCCTCCTCAAGTAGCGTCTTTAACCAGCGTGATGATGCCATTTATTAATCATGTTTAGTAAATGTTATATCAATTTTTCCAGTGATAAAATGTCAGTCGTCGTATATGTAGTCGGTGGAAAAGGTAGCAAATATATTAAAGAGGTGTCGCAGAAATACCTTACTGGATACAAGACAAAATATATCGAAGATCCTCTAGCAAATACAGATATGGCACAACAGGCCTTTATTGCTGCCTTAATAGATGCAAACAATAATGGATATTCTCATATCGTTGTTATACATGATACATCTATGTCTACAAATGATAAGGATTATATTAAGAATGTAGTGGACACTGTATTATCTCAATCAGATTATGATATATGCTATCTATCTAAGTATCTTGATGCTTGTTATCTATACACGGATCGCAAACAGATCGGCAGCGGTGATACATCTATTGTATCCACATACAAACCTAAGGGTTTACAAGCAGTTCTATTAACAAGAAAATGTATACAGTATATACTATCTAATGAGCGTCTCCCTAAATCAGGGAAGCTATTTAAGCCTTCCGGAAATAGTTCATTGGCAGATGATATAACAAAGCTTATATCCCATGGGGAGTTACGGGCATTTGCTGTAGTTCCTAATCTGTTTGATTTTGATATTAATAGGGCTACTAATCCCACTGACTATATGAAAACAACGGAATGTGCTCCGCCGCCATTTAATAGGGATCTAGTTAGCGGTCATGAATCTATGTTTGGATCATATGTTGTTCTATTCATACTGATAATACTAATCATAGTGGGGATATATCTTGTGGCCAGAAAACATCCCCAATAGATAGAAGATATTTTATTATATATAAAATGTCTAATCCATCATTTCAGAACCCAGATGTCGATGCTGGGACACCTGACCCACAGACGGGTATACATTTCCTAGATGCCGGTATGTTCTTTGTCTTTTTCTTCTCTATAATGCTCTACTTTATAATTATAACCTTTGCATATGAGTTTGTCAAAGGTGTATTTGTAGAGATATTTGGAACAAAAGAGCTAACTATTGCTCATAATGCAGTAATTGTTCTTATACTTACTATGATACTCCTACTTAGTATACGATTTATATTCAAGCGTCCTGTAGTTGGACCCTTTTAAATTCTATATCTATATAAAATGGAACTTGGGTTTATTGTTGATACATATGAGCTTACTGGAAGCGCATGGATACCACGAGGACCATGTTACATATTCAAAACATATGAAGAAGCAGATGCTCACCGACAGCATATGATAGACACACATCCATTCCCCACTATGGGTAACATAAAATTCGAGATCAAGAAGATCTATAACGGAGATAACATCTACCTGAAGAGATCGCATGAATAATCACGCTTGTAGAATTAATGTAAATATAATACATATATATGATATATGTATAGTTTAGAGTTCCATGACCATATCTATATTGTTCTCCGTGGCAAATCCCATAATTCTGGTCATAATGAATGGGCCTGCATAACCAGATCCCGGATACTCATGTCTATCAACACAGCAGCCTTTTGGCTTCTTTGAATCATTGAAATGGATCAGTCTTACAACGCCTTGACCGAACATCTTCATGAGATGTTTCATAAAGAATAGCGGATTGTAGTTAGCGGCAAATACATGACATGTATCAACACATACCTTTATTTTATCCTTTCCAACTATGTCTGTTGCCCTAGAGTATAGATCACAGAAATCATCTATTGACCAGAAGAGATCATTACGCTCCCGTGCACATGTCTCTAACAATAATGGGCACTGTTCTGTTGCATGCTTTCCAATCTCTACTATAGAAGCTAATGCCCTTTTCTTTCCTGCTTCGGTATCTTCGCTACTACCGATATGTATAACAGCACCTCTGAAACCCATAGAGTTGCTAACCTGTAGCTCATATATGAAGTTATCTATATACTTTTCAGTCGGGTTTGCGATATTCATATACTTCAGATGTGTATACATGCGTATACCTTGAGACATAACATATGTATTTATCTTAGCAATTAGGTTATCGGGTATAACGACTAATGTGCTATACTGCGGCGGACTAAGACACACTTGCCATCCGCGATCTGGTGAAGTATTCCTAATAATTGTCTCATATATATCGCTACCCTTAGCTATATGTCTACCTACCCTACTATTCGGTATAAACTTATCGAAATGGATAGATGCACTTATCTCTTGCTTTATAAGATCCTTAAACTTTTCAAGTTGCTGTTTGCGTATCTCTATATTAAAGGTGATCGCTTTTGATTGAAATGGCAATACGACAGTCAGTTTATCTGGTTCAGCTAAAGCAGCAAATATAAGAATACTAAGTATTAGTCTAGATCTCTCTATCTCGTTATTGATATCTCCGATACATGCTACCATTTTATGCTGAGAGTTCTCTATTGCGTTTTTATAATGTCTACGTATATCCTCATACATTTTCTTGGTCTTTGGATAGTTAGGTTTAAATGGTAGCTCCGTGGATGCATATACCTTATTATAACATACCTCTATATCATCCTGAGTTTCGCAGTATCGGGTGACTAGCTCGAAGTATCTGATCTTATCCTTCTTGACCCAGCCCGGTATAGGATATACATTAGCTATAGGAGGTAAAGTAAGTATATCTCTGGGAACTATTTCATCCCGATAGAGGAACTCAAGATCAAAATAGTTGACGATAGTATCCATTTAATATATTGAATAACAATATATAGGTCAGTTAGTTATTAATTTCCAGTAAAGAGTTTTTCTATTGAATCAAAGACCTGTCTCTCAAGGTCTCTTTTTCTACTTAGATTAGCCAACTGCTTGCTAGTAAGATCAAGTAATTGACTATTAAGTTCATCCATTTCGGATCTCTTCTGCCTTATTTCGGATAACAATGAAACTATAAATTTGCGCTTCTTTTCTATTTCTCTATCAGATTCCGCTTTCCTCTTCTTTCCTGAGTCTGGTGTTACGGAAGATGTCGGCACAGTTACTATCTTGAAGAATGGTGATGATATTCTACATAGTCCCTCTGGCGTCTCTAGTAGAGCACCTATTGTATATATAGTTGCGTCATTAGAGAATCCTATACCGACAGTTAGCTTTCCCTCGGCATATGTAGAATGTGATATACTAGTTGATAGATTACGTTTAGTTTGTCCATCACTGCATACTGACAAGAGCGCGACATCTCGCACCATTATAGATGACCCAGAATCATTGTGAACAAGATCAAATTTTATTGGCTTCCCCCATGGTGCAATAATAAAATCAATATCTAGTTGGTCGTCATGTGCATATTTCTCCGAAATCCAGTTTATCACTACTTTGGAATTACTACTAATAGATCTAAATACACTACCAATACGCTTCCAGTCAGGTTGTGAATACTGTTGTAGCTCATTAGGAAATAGCTCAGAATATAAATCGTCTCCAGAATATCCAGTAAATGGACTATTATCACTCTCAGTATTCATTTTTATATCCGTTTTTGTTTTATTAGCTCATTTTATACGAGAGACACACCTGAAAAAGGATACTATCACCCAAAAAATAGATCACAAATGAACATCTTTTTGGTAATAGAGATGTAAAAAGTAATGACACAGTGCTGTGGGGACCCACTTATGGTGGAGGGATGGCGCGTGTGTCCACATAAAGGATTCCCTTATCCCTCTCATGGCTCAATACCATATAATATAGTCAAGGAATATGATTTTGATCGAAATGGTGCTATAGCTACTGATCCTAATAAGAAGTGCTGGTGGATATGTTCTAATAACACATGTGGATGTCATGTATGGCCCGCTAGTATTGGTGATAGGCTAAATGGTGCCGGAGAGTGTCCCTTCTGCTCCGGATCAATGGAATGCTTCCACTCTTCAAATAATGATGATATCTGTGCAGGAGACACTCGGGGGAATCTAATTAGATATTGGACGGAGCATCCGGCATCCGGTAAGAGATACTGGCTAAAATATAAACATAAATTAGGAAATGTTGTTGAGTTCTATGGGACATATTGGAATCGAGATGCTCATGGTATACCTGATATTCAAGATGACCAGTCTATGTCCCGTGTAATACACTCTAAAGACTATACACTAGTTATACGATTTGAAACATAAAGATAGGATATATGTCAGTTAGTTATCGAAAAATGATATAACAATATATGCATCTGTATTACAAATGCATATCACTGATATCGCATCCGATATACTGGCTGAGATATTTTCATATCTACTACCTGTTAATCTATCATCCCTTAATTCTATGTGTAAGTTATTTCATAGGCTGCTAGAAAATGATAATATATGGAGACAATCCGTATATAACGAATTCGGGGGCACAATAATGTATAGAGAGATACCAAGAAAATCAAGCAGTGTCACATGGCGCCAGTATAGATCCTCTATAGTTTATACTGACATGGAACATCAGGAGGATATTTCTGTAAATCAACTATATATACTACAGGAGAGGTTCCTTAATAGTCTTGATGATACAGAGGTCTCAAATTTTGTGTCGGAGACTAGATATACAGGTGAATATTTCTACATAACAGGAACACATAGTCAGGCAATTCGTCAATGTTTCGATAATGATATATTAAGTATAGATAAATTGACAGCTTTTCCTAGACCAGTTAAGTCATATACTAGAGAGGTTTATGTATCGGAGGATGGTATAGAACACTATTATATAAGTGTAGAAACATTAATCAAGGTGATCGATAAGGAGCGCATCCTACATAGAATAGGGGATAGTCTTGAAAATTCTGAATGGAGAGATGTAACTATTCTAGATTGTGATATTAGACATGCACCCAGATCATATTATATATTTAGTATTCCACCATTCTCAGAATATGGGCGTCTTGGCGATAAAGTAATAAATAGGATTGTAAAATCATGTCCCTTTGAAGGAGGTGTTGTCGGATATATTAATTATGGATTAGTAGCCTTTAATGCGAAGGAGTTGTTATCTATGGCATATCATATTTTCTATGTTGAGGATAGATATGGTGAGTTTTATCCGGATAACATATATGATGATATTGAGGACTTCTTAAAGGAGTTGGTTCCTATCAAGTTACTAGAATAGAGCATACATATACTTGGTATATGTATTATTCGTATGTGTGGTATCTTATTCTTCAATATATTTTGGATACTCACCTGGATACTTAATATCCTTTAATACACTGGGCTTTATCCTATTCATGAACTTACATTTAGCGGCTATTCTGCGTAACATAGAGGTTTCTATACAGTCTGGCTCTTTACACATGACAAATCTACCTATTGCTACACCCTTTATCCCTGTTCTGAATATCCTATATAAACCCTGAATCAATGATATTATACTGTAGTTAGGATTGATAAACATTACTCTGGGAAACCTACCATCAGTATCGTGAAGTGATATACCATATGAAGATAATGCTACACTACTGATAAATATCCTAGCACCACCTCTATGATTTGGTATATTGAACCTATCAATAAGCTCCTGTCTCTTCTTCTCGTTTAGCTTGCTCTCTAGTAGAACTGCGTCATGATCCTTAAGTATCTCATAGAGCTTCGCCATCGGTTTCTTGTAATTAAGAAGGAAGATTATCTTCGCATGTTTATCCCAGTTCATAATTATTAATGATAGCCTTATGAATAGTCTTAGTTTACCTAGCTCTATTGATTCTAGGGCATGCTGAACCACTTCCCAGAAATCATTACCCAGTCTTCTTTGATCTTCCGCTATAGCTAATGCACCTCTTAGCTTTCTTATACCAGCACGTATTAGCTCCATATCATCAAAGTCCATCTTATAGTATCCATCCTTTATATCAAATGATGCATTCACTGGAGGTATGGGCATACAAAATGACCTCATTGGTGCTATATATGTCTCGTATAATTCAGTGCATATCTCGAACTTATTTTTAGGGGTCACTGTTGATTTTAGTCTCTCCCTCTGATATGAATCCTTTATGCAGTAGTCTATTAGTTCATCCATACCCTCTAGTGTATATCCATTTTGTATGTCATATCTTGCCAGAGATTCACTCTCTATAATGCCCATCATCTGGCATATCCTTTGTATCTGTTCTGGATCATCCATTAATGTCCCACTTACTAACATTATCTTTGATTTACCACGTATAGTGCGAAGAACCTTGGTCATCTCCAGTGCACATTTGAACTGGTATGTCTTGTTCTTTATATTCTGACTCTCATCAAGGGCAAAGAGAGTCCCCTTCTTAACCCGATCTATCCATTCCTGTTTTATAGTGACCATCTTTTTCTCCATCTTGTTATGTATTGTAATACCCTGTTGATTGACCTGTGGTCTATAGTTAGGATCATCAGTGAACTCTAGAAAATCATTAGTCATCCTCATCTTGGCATATGTGTATATGACTATATCCTGTATACCAAATATAGCAGCAGTAGACTTCCATACACCCTTAACTGTTTTTGGACATATAACAGTAAGTGATAGCTGTCGACGACTAGCAATAGCACATATATTAAATGTTTTTCCAGAACCCATAAATGATCCATCTATAGCCTCTATATTATATTCCAGTATATGCATCATAGAGAAGAAATGCAGAATCTGATGTGGAAGGAGTTTCCTCACTTCCGGTGGTGTAAATAGATCATAAAGACTTCTACATACTAATCTAACTCTTACATAATCCTTTGTAGGTAGCAGATTACCAAAGTAGATAAGTATGTCTTTGGGGAGATCTAACAACATCACTTAATACATATTGTTTATAATATGTATTTCATTTTACATCGCACCGAGTATGGCATTGACAGAATCAAAAGCAGACTTCCTACTCCTCATATTTTCGTCATCGCTTCCCGAAGCATCTTCATCATCATCGCTCCCTGAGGCATCTTCGCGATCTAATGCATCTATCTCTTCAAGTGGATACTGAATATCTGGATACAATTCCAAACATTTATCAATAAAGTCTGTATTGCCATTTCTAACCGCTTCAACAAGATCCTCAACCATGTTATTGTGTAGCTCATCGAAGACTGACTCTAACTGGTTCTGTGCCTCTAATACTGCATACTCCTCAGTATCACCAAAGCCCCTAACAGATGTAGTAAGATTCCCATCAAACACCTTGATGAGATGAAGATATCCATTGGCAAACTTCTTCGTATAAGGGGTCACGGAGCGCTTGCTGTTTACCTTTGTCCAGTTGCTGATTACGTTTTCCATTTATATCTGGGGTATTAGAATTTAATAATCATTTTTAGTGACATCCACATGAGCTAGAACTACTTGAACTTTCACATCCACACGAATCGGAATCACTGGAATGATGCCTGTGGTGCTTTTTCTTCCTATATACGTAGTATTTCTTCTGTTCCTCAATGCAGTAACTGCATACTGTAGCACGCGAAGTAACAACAATGTTCAGCTTACCACAGATAGTGCACTTCTTATATTTCTTAGGCTCCGACACAGTTACTGTGTATCGTGACCTAGAATAACCATCCCACGATTTTGTCTTTTTCGATTTGCAGCTCTTACACATTTTATAAGGGTCTAAATTTAAAAATGATTCATCATAAACAAAGGGGTTACAAAAAATGTATATAATCATTGTGTTGGGAACCGCACAGCCTAAGTATGAGTCAGAGGCTCGCATTGAGCTTGCATTTGAAACATATAAAAAGCTACATACTGAAGGACATCCCGTTTTAATGATTGTGTCTGGTGGTAATAGTAAGAATAGACCATTACCTGAATCATATCTCATGAAGAAGAAACTAATGTCGTTAGGGGTTACTGAGAGTCATATTATTGAAGAACCATACTCACTTAACACGATAGAGAATATACTCTATAGCAAGTCCATAATTAGTAGCCTTTTAGAGTCTAACTATTATTGCCTATATGATCTAAGACCAGATCTAAGACCTCCATGTGAAGATAATGACGCAGATTTCGATATCTCAGGTCCACCATTGAAACTGAGTAAGATAGTCATTGTTAGTTCTGAATATCATCTATACAGGTCCAGTCTTATTGTTAAGCATTTCGGTATGCCTGTAAGCGTAGAATATATTGGATCTAAGAAGTATCCACTAGAACGTAAGAAGAATGAGAATGTGATACTTATGACTATACCACAGCAACTACAACAATATAAGAACTTTAACCCTCTCGATATTAATGAGAGAACCGATCGACTAACTGGCAATAAATATGCATCTACGGATGGCATACATACCTCATATAGCCCGACATTCATATAATATATCATATGAATGACTAAAATCTATCTAGAACTACTTGCTGGAAATCGTCCCATTTTTCAAAGGTTGCCCTGTTATCTCTCCATGCATGTATTAGTCTGTCTTTTAATGTGCTATCCCGTTCCTTGATCTTATTTATTACAGATCTATCGAGAAGGATGTATCTCCTGATATCTTCTGGATAATATGGATCATCTTTTTTATTCCAATCATTCCTCCATAAATAGACATATAGACTGGCTATGACATCAATCCTATCAATGGAGTAAAACACCTCAAGTCGATCACTACTAGATAGTGATGTGTTCCAGAACTTATTGACTTTCTGCTGTAGCTGCATTTTCATATTCCCCTAGTAAATTCAGTTCAGTTAATAAATATTTATCATATTTAATATCTAGCGATAAAAATGGATATACTTGAAGATGTTACATTTGCTGTTAGTGATCTACTGGAGTATGCTATTCAGTTTGGTCTGAAACCGAGTAACTTCAGTGTTAATAGGGAGAAGTTTATAGAAGAAGCAACAGATACCGTAGGTAATAGTCTAGGTAAAGGAGGAGTAGGTAGTGTTTTTACCATACAGGGAGAACCTAGATATATACTTAAGATTACATCTCCAAGATATGGGCAGAATGCATGTCTTGATAAATATGTTGCTTCTCTAGAGGATAATGTAATATATACATCTAAATATGTGCCTCTTGAATATAATGGTGAAATGATCCAGCAGAAGATGATAACTATGCCTAATGTCTTTTCTGAACCATTGATTGGTGGCCTACTCACAAAAGCGGTGGATGCCGGCTACTGTAACGGATTCTGCAAGATATATCGCATGGCATATACTCATGATGATATGTCAACATATATAATAATGGAAAGGTATAAATCAGATCTTGCCAGTGTTGTCAAATCAGGTAAAGATTTCTTACATCTTCTATTTCAGGTCTGCTATAATCTGATGGTTGGTCAGAATATGTTCCGATTTACCCATTATGATCTACATATGGGTAATATACTCTATATCGAGGAAAGTGAAGACTTTATAGCATATCCATTGCCAGATGGGGAGACGATATACATCAAAAATCCTGGATTCTCTATTAGGATTTCTGACTTTGGTATGGCTAGGGCAGAATATGGAGGCTCGGTTATAACGCCCATTACTGACACATGTCCCCATATGCATCTAGGTGTCTTTGATCCAAACTATGATATCATTGCATTTATGGGTAATTTTGTCCTAGGTTATGAAGATTACTGGAATGATTTATTCTTCAATGATTTAGATCTAACCATTGCGAATCAGATCACAAATCTCATTTTTGATGCGGATATAGATATGATGGACGTAGTTGCAAAAGACTACTATACGGAAATGAGAAATGGAGATCTCATGTGGAGACCTAAAGGTCCCTCTGGACACAAGTATCACAAAATGATGAACATGGAAGATCTACTGCTACGATTAGTAGATATACTGGAAGAAAATAAAATTGTATCACATGATAATCCGGGATGGGGAACAATAAAAGAATTTAAGGGACTCCCTAAGTATGATCTAGATAGATTTACTCCTTACATAGAGGATATACCTGTTACATTATCCAATACAACAACCGAGATAACTCATGGTATTCTGCTTACCTCTTATAAAGATGTAATCAAAGCACCTATAGAGAGCTATAATAGGACCCCTGTTAATAGGCAGGTAGAACTGTGCAATAAATTCCCATCACGTGGATGCTTATCATCGCAATATATAACAGAAGTATTGATAAATAGAGAAAGGGCACATAGTTTCAAGTTTAGCATGCAATGTTGCAAAGTAGATCCCATCGACTACTTAATACAATCTAATCAAGAGGGTATTGTTATAAACGGTGGTTTCTTCAATTTAACAACTCACACACCGATAGGATATTATAAAGATGAAACATATGAGCTATCTATCGACCATATACCGGAAATATATAGACCATATTTCGGTATCATAGGAATAAATGGCAGCGGAGACATAGTTATCGATAGGATATTTGCATATAATCGTAGACATAGAGAATTTGATTATATAGCAACATCTGGACCCCTTCTTGTGTTTAATAGTAATATAGTATTTGATGAGAGAACAGTAAGGACTATAAGAGATATACCATCGGATCCTAATATGAGTCTTGAACAAGCTAGAAAGGTTGGTGCTCTTATACCTGATGTGAGCATATTCCAATGTGACATTCCGAGACGTTCCGGAGAAGAGCAAAATAAAACATTCCTTAGACAGGATCAACGTGTTCTAGATAACTGTGAAGTAGAGGATCTAGAGACCAATACCAGAGTGAGAAACTGTAGCACTATAAAACCAGGAGAACTTAGCCACGCTAGTAATCCAAATCCTCGATCAATGCTTGTTATAACAGAGGAAGACAACATAGCATTTGTCGTCGTAGAGGGACGTGAGGATAGAGGTTTCGGTATGGATCTCGTTCAGCTAGCAGCATACGCAAAGAGGAGATTTAATGCCAAGTTTGCTATAAATCTAGATGGTGGTAGATCATCACGTATAATCATAAGGAAGCCAGGAGATTCCAGTGTATATACTATGACAGATACCATGAAAATGAAATACCCATCAGGAGATCTAATCGCATTCACCAGAGATCGCGTATAAATAAATATAGATATAATATAAAATGGAATCAGATACCACATATACTCAAACTGTTAGAATCAACGGTTTGATATTCCTATTTGAAAAATGGCTATCACGGCGTGATAATGAAAAGAAAAATAAATAATATATCGATTATATATTACCGCTATATCTCTAATATATGGTATATTAGAAGAGGTAGACATATTCCGATATATTCCTAATATACATATGCCTAGGCATATGTATTGTTTAATTAATTACTCAACAAACACTAGATCCTCATGGCCCATGAGATGTCTCGCCGCATGTAGAAATGGCTTATCAAAGCCATAGCAACTCTTAGATGAGATAGAGTATATCGGTAGGCCGGCATCCTTGTATGCCAACAATGCTTTGTAGTTCTCCTCGATAGCCCCATCACTAGTATCTACAAATGACTTCACAATAATGATGGGACTAAAGGGATTAACGCGGCGCCAATCCTTGATATATTGGTTAGTTTCGCTATTAGTTGTGTGAAACACAATAGCCATATTTGCATTGATGTAGTAGCCATCGCGAAGGCCACCATAGTGACCCGCACAATCCCACACATTAAATCTAACACGGCCATAGTTAGTATTAAATACAAGTGGGTGAACCTCTACACCGAGAGTGGGGATATAATTAGCCTCAAACCCTCCGGACATGTGTCTCTTGATGAGAGTAGTTTTACCCGAGCGAGCACCACCAATAAGGCAAATTTTGAATGTGTTAATGGTATCCATTTATCAATATAAATCGTGATATTTATATTCATTTTGTGAATTTTTGGTTTTGATAGTCTTTTATACCCACTTACCAGTCCGCGATGCGCTCCCAAATAGCTATTAAATATAAGGTATCATTGGCAGCATAGATGCAAACTTGCCCCTATTATCCTTGTAGTCAGATAGCGAACCATAAAATAGTATCTCCATATATTTATCATTACCGCTCGACTGATCATCATAAGTAACAAGTTGGCCCTTGTCATCTATACCTAGTATTATATATCTAATATTATTTCCGTTAAAGTTTTCTGGTCTAGATGGCATACCACCAATATTAATCTTCTTTTCATTCCATATACTACATACATAGAGAGCAGTCTTAAGAGATCCATCGAATATGTTCTGTATCATGTATATCTGATCTTCATTCTGATAAATATAAGGTTCTAGTGACAATCTAGCATCATCTACAGTAGTCTCCATTGTCATTGCCTTAGATGCCCTCTTAATACTACCTACCCTATGGAACATATCCTTATAGTGGAGGAATACACCAACACCCTTCTGCTGTTTGAAGTCGTTCTCATTAACATATACGAATAGCTGTGTATGCGGCTTGGGAGTCTGTCCCTTGGTTGTCTTAAAATACATCTTTATGAAGTATTCCATCTTATCCCTGAGTGCCTCGTTATACATTATTATCCCTTTCTCAGAAACAAGTGTAGGTATCTGCTTACTAAGGGCTCTTAATGCATCCTTCAGATTATTTGTCGTGGGGAACTCTTTCTTACTCTTACTGAAATCATAATATATAAGTGAATCTCTCGGTCCAGTAGAGTCCACTATTAGATACTTCCTTATGAACTTATCAGGAAGAGAATCATCTAGAGTTGCTTTTGATGGGGATCTTAGATCGCCAGATAGCTCCATTCTATAGATATCAAATAGATACTCAATGATACGCTGTATAATCATTGCTTGTCTCTTTACATCATCTATCTTATTGAGGCCAGTCATATTAGAGGAAAATAGAGGATTTAACTTACTAGACGTGGGAATCTCATTTGGTGCCTTAGCATCATTAATCGGAACAAATATAGCCTCTTGAATATCAATGTAACTATACCACAAACCGATGGCATTACCCTTATCATCTATAGCTGCGGAATATGGATTTGGCATTATTGATAATACATCCCCAATGTTGCATTTAACCTCATCTTTTGTTATTGGTAGATCCTCCGGTTGACTAGGAGGACATAATAGAGTAATGGGTCCATTCTTACCCTTAACAATGATACCTCTCATCTTACCATATGGATCTACTATCATTGATCTGCATTTCTTGATACCAACAACACTTACAATACTATTCTGATAGTAGTTAGATCTAATAGTGAGTGAAGGATCGAAGCTTGCCATGTATATCTGATTAGTTGTGTTAAGTAGATCGAACATCATATTCCTAACCTTCTTGCCAAAAACCTTGACAGCTCTTATATTGCGATCCGCCTTATCCATCAGCCTTATTATTGGTTCACATTGAGGATATGACAACCTAGTCTTGTGTTCTCCTCTTGTATATTTACATACTATAACAGTAGCTCTATCGCGAACTGTTCTTATATGACATATCCTGTTCCTAGGAATCTCTAGTTTATTCTCTTCTATATCGAATACAAAGATATTGATGTTGAAGTATTCCTCAACAATGCGATAGAAGTATGAAGGATCTAGATATACAAGCTCGTCATAGAATGCATCATATGACTCCTTATCGGTATGGTCATACAGCTCTTGAGCAGCACATGCAAAATTAGATTCAGTAGCTATCTTATGCCTCAGATTTATTATATAGTTTTCCCTCTCCATGATATCTGTCTCAAGATACTCTTGATCATCTATTGCTTCACATACAGCATGTAGAAGTGATGATTCACTCCTTACAGTTCCTAGTCTTATGTAGTTATTACCCAGAATGTTCTTGATGACAGTGGGCAGCTCACCTCCTTGATATGGATTTAAGATCTTAATATTAGAGCTTATACTTAGGCGATCTGGCATTTTGTATCCCTCAAGTGGTATCTCTATTGTCTCTATGCCTGATTCCACCTCATCATAGTAGTTATTAAATTCAGAAGATCTGTTATTGCGATCAAGATGGTTTAGCTCATATCCACATGGTATATATGGGAAATCATCCCTATTATCAAGCTTAGAGTTCTTCTTAACACCTATGAATGGGAATCCACTCTCAGGATCACCAGCAAAATAGTATTTGGCCCTCTTCTCGGGATCTTGTGGTATAGTAACTTTATACTTTCCTGTTTCTGTTATGGTTATGTTATGGTCTATATTCTCCTTAGTAAGTGGGAATGGTATCACTTGATTGCGATACTCCTTATTGTTATGTCTAAATGTTCCCTCTAGATATTCTTCTACCTCATCTCCTGGTATCAGGATTGGCTGATTCTTATTCTGACATATTCCACCATATCCTGTAACGAATATCTCCGGTGCCTGTCTAGAAAGGGTATCTAACTTGCTCTCGGTGTGACCTCCTAGCTTTACTTTCTCTTTTGCTTTTCTCTTTGAACCAGTAGACAATGTAGATGCCCTAAGGAAGCTTCTATATGGTGCATATGAATTACCATTAACTATCTGCTGATAAGCACCAAGAATATATGTAAGTATATCAACGAAGTTCTTGAAAAGGTTTATATCAGTAGTTGATGATACCTCTACTCCCAATGTGGTAGGTGATCTTAGTGTAACTCTAAGACCTATATTACTTTCACCAGATTCATCTGCAAAATCAAAAGACCTGCTATGTATCACAAAGAAATCCTTGAATATAGGGGTCATTCTTTTTTCATCCACATAAAGGTATGTATTAAAGAGTGGCTCTCGAAGACACATATCGAGGAATGCCTCTGTTATAAAGTCGGAATCGAGCGTCATCTGTAGGGATCCTTTAGATTCTACTATAGAACTCTCACCAAGATCCAGTATTGATTTAAAACATTCACTAAGCAGGTCATCTACTATATCCTCATATTCTACCTGAAAATCCACAGTTAAGCTATTAGATTCAATATCATACTTAGCCATAATAAAGTCCTTCCTATTGAGTTCAGTCTGTGGTGTTATCTCCTTGAGATATAATATAATATATATCATGTTAATCATGCTGACTTCACGTTGATCCGGTATGAAGATGTTATAATCTAATAGTTTATTGGGCCAGTCCATGAATAGCTTTGAATAGGTCCTTGTATTCTCACATTCAAAATTCTCAGCAAATGTATATGCAATAAATGGGACACCAGTAGACAGTGTCACATTATTGAAGATGTCTATTGCATTATCTACTGTTACAGATTTACCACCAACAAATTTTGGTCTATATCTATATGTATATGATGTATAACTTATATCTGAATACTTTACCGGTTTATATTCTAGTAGTGCCCTCTCCTGTGATATAATCTTAGTTGCCTCTCTTCTTGTATTAGAGATTAGATCCGCAAGATTGCGCTTCCATGCACTGTAGTATGTATCTAGATCATCAGTATCACTATACTTGGGATTGTCCTCATTATACTTTTTATAGTTATCAGTATACCATTTGTTTATCTCATCAAATAGCCCTTCTATTGGCCTGCTATCTTTGTAGAAGTCATACCATGCAAATGTGATGTCTGTTGTGTCTAATGGGACTATTGATAAATCCTGTATTGTAATTACAAAATCATCAAGTGATATTGAACCGGATCGCTTATCCATACTGGATAGTATGTCAATTGCATATCTATATGTATAATCGCGAAATCTATCCTCAGTATTATCACTGATTTGGCTCTTACTAATGACTACTAGGCTAGCTGGCACATGTTTCTTTGATGCCCATTTATATAAGAAAGTTCTTTCATTGTCTACAGCGGACATTTTATCACTTGATAAAATGTTAACATATATCAATTTAGATCAGATCAGGAGAAACTTGAGCATCATTTCTAAATATAACGGTATCTGTGTATGTATGCTCCCTGATAACATAACAAAGATGATATGCAATATTTCAGATACTATATCGGTGTCTAGGGGATCTGACCTGTATCCCAAGATTATAAGCATGTGCCGTATTGTTGATCAGGATAGATTCACATTATAATTGCCAATATGAGAATATATATGATGATATATATTCAAAATGTAATCACGGATAACATTTATTCGCTTTCAGAGTAACTAAACTGTCTAGATACATATAGTATTGTATATATGCGAAATCTATCATTAAGACCTGGATACTTTGTTTGAACACCTATCCGATCACCACTAGTAAAACATATACCTGGATCAACATCACGACTACATGGGGTCGCTGACAAAGGTATAGCTATATATCCGGGTTCAAATGGTATACTCTGGAATCTACATGCATTTATTCTTGTGAAATGTATTGCAGGCACATCCCGGAACACATGATTCTTACTCTTAATAAATGATAGTTTAGAACTCTCTCCTATAGAGTAGTCACTGGTAATGTTATATACATCTCTTTTATTAGCATCCTCTATGAGAACTATTATTCCTTTTACTGGATCTGCACTATCAATTGGTATCTCTCTGAATAGGGAACCCACTATTAGCTCTGAATCGCATGGTCTAAATATAAAGTCGTCATACCAGAAATCACTAGAAGGTGATTCATTTATTTCCGGGTCTGTTTTACAATATACACCCCATAATGTAGGTTCTGGTAACACCTTAGGGCAATCAGTATCGAAATGTGACCAATCGAATGGAATATTATTACCATCATTATCCATTATTTCAATAAGCTTGTCTAGCTGTAGGCAGTTCTTCATACTAAATTTTAGATCCTTTATTTTGGATAAGTCCATGCCGTTATACTTATATATACAGTTAATCTCATACATAAGTATATCCTCCTGAATAGTATGCTCAAATGTTCCATTATTTCCTATATTATGGGATAGGTGCTTCTTCATACCTGGAAATCTGAAACAGTGTAGCATTGTATCCAGTATATAGGTATTGAATGATTGTCTTAGAGATCCATTAATAAGAAGTGTTGCCTCATTTACTACATAATGTATAAAGTTATGACATAATCTAATCCTGAACTTGGATTTATCTGCTACCTTAATAGTGGGTATCTTAACCTCAATATATGTGCCTATTATATGTCCCGATTTAATAGGAAATGTATATAATGACTGATCACCTGTTGATGTATGCTCAAATGGAGCAATTACAGATGTATTCCAGAGCGTATTATCATAATCAGGTCTGAAGCTTGTAGCAAGGTTACCTGATCTATGAATCCTCTTCTGTAGATCTGTCAGCTCGGGTTTATCACAAAAGGATATCTGCATTTTGGTTCCGAATAGATATATTTATGTATCTGTTTTTAGTATCATACAGTAGCGGCTATAGCAAATAGAGAGCTTGGTAGCAAGTCTGGTAATAGTGACTGAAGATGTATTTATGATATCGGTAGCTGCATATTAGGGCAGAGTCTCCATAAAAACATTATCATGATGAACAAAGATCGAAAATGAATTAAAAAATAATTAGATGTTCCTCTAAAATATATCGATATAAATTGATCGATAAATTAAAAAACCTTAAAAGAAAAAGTCACCCACTAAAAAGAGTATGTCTTCCAGCCCCCGCAAAACCCGTCGTGCTCCTGCTAAGAGCCCTGCCACCCGCAGGAAGGAGACTATTGAGAAGATCCGCCATTATGCCGTTCTCCCTGGTGATTATGATAACAGGGTGACCACTTTGAAGCATGCCGTGAGTGTTCTGTTCACCATGGCTCGCAAAGTCTACAAGGACACCAAGAAGGGTCAGACCGTGATCGATGGTCACCCTGTGAGCAAGACTGAGCTTAACCAGCTCGTGTCTGAGTTCAAGTCCCGCCTGTCTAGCCTCTCCACTTACTACAAGATGGCCACCTCTAAGCACGGTGCCCAGTATGTTCGTGAACTGATCAAGTATGATCGTGCTCTGAAGCGTCACCAGAACTATCCTGACCGCTACAAGGCACCCGGTGCTATGCCATTGACTGCCCCTGAGAAGCAAGCTACTCGTGCTCCTCGCATCACCCCTGTCCAAGCCCATGAGGATCTCATGAACTTCTTCCGCGCTATGGATCTCAAGACTCCCAGCGGTCGCCGTGTGGCTCTGCCTTCCATGCTTGCTGGTTCTAGCAACATTACTGATGCTAACACCATGCTGCGCATCTACAGCATCTATATCCACACCCTTGAGAAGCACGGTCAGTTTGTTGATCTGAGCCGCGCTCCCGGTGCTGAGCATCTCGCCAGGTTGATCAGGGAGATCAACAGCTCTGAGGGTAAGGCCCTTGACATCCGTAACTTCGCTGCTCGCGACTGGATGGTGATCATCCATAAGTCATCTGACAAGGTTGAGGGTGACAAGCCTAAGATGGAGGCTCTTAAGAGCCGCATCTCTGCCGATGTCACAGAGGTTACTCAGGCCTCTGCTGAGTGGCGTGATCACGATAAGGCTACTCGCCCCAGCCGTCCCCGCCCTACCAAGCCCAAGGCAAAGAAGCCCCAGCGTCGCAATGTGCTCCCCGAGTAAATAAAACAAAAACAATAACAATTGATATCCACAGATATCAATATGGACTAGGCATACACATGCTATATTGATATGGGGATATACACGTGCTATATCAACTCGGCATACACATGCTATATTGATATTAACTTGGCATACACATGCTATATTGATATAAACTTGGCATACATGCGATATAGGTCATATTGATATTAACTTGGTATACATGCGATATAGATCATATTGATATCAGGCGATATCAATAGCTTTAGTCGATGGTCGGGAGGTTAAGAGACACAGTAGTGTTATCACCCGCAGACCTAGACTTCGTCGGCATCTTCATATATGAAGATATGTATTTCTCCCATGACTTCATAAACATATCAGGTGTCAGCTTTGTAGATCTGCTTGTTCTACTGCATTGACGTAACTTATCCCTACATAATGATTCTACACATTTTATCCTGAATGTTCTATTAGGAGCAGTTCCAATAACTCGTAGACCCGAGATATCACATATTGCCCCGTCCCTCATGATTACATTCTCATCATCTAGTTGATCAAGAGTAAGAGCCAAGCTAATGGTCTTGATCAGGTTATCTCTTTCCTGTTTATTTAGTTTGAGATTGCTACTTAGATCGTATAGATAGTTGATTATAAATATCTTCTTTTGTTTCTTTCTTGATAGTTCATCAAAACTGATAACCTGTGGTGAATCATATGATTCTGTCTCTTCTCTTGTTATATCCATCTCTATATCCCTATCAGATATCATACCACCGTTATGTCTAAAGAACTTCTGTATCTGATCCAGCGTGGTATGTTGAGTAACCACCATTGTTATATCTTTTGTTCCTTTGCGATATACAAGTAGCCCATCCTTGTAGCCAAACTTCTTGGGGAATACTCCTCTCGCAGCAGATACAAATACATCTTTCCAGTAGGGATCATCTGTAAGTGAGGCATAGTCATCGAAAATTGGATTAACTATCGTAAGCACTTTACCAGTTGTCCTCTTGGATTTATCTGATCTATTAATTGGTGTTTGTAGCCACGACCGTTTACTGACATCGGCCGCTGCATATGTTACTGACTTTATCAT